ACCATAGTTTGTCACCTCACTTTGGCCACACGGCTATAGGAGGTACCACTGGGTCGATTGCGTGGGCAACCCCCACTGTGATCATCACCGAGGGCGGATCAACCTTTACGATGGACTGGGTAAAAGCTACCAGAACGCTCACCATCGCCTTAGGTGTCGGGCCCACGTTCTTCTTTGGTCGAGTCATCGCCACCAAGCAGTTCTTGAAGGTTTAGCATGGGTCCTCATGACACCATTGACCTCGGAGTGAACGGTCGGATCGAGTGGATAGCCCACGACCGAAAAGGCGACATCGTAGACTACCAGGTAAGAAAGAACTTGGTGGTTGATACCGCTTTCCAGATCCTTCCGTGGGCTATTGGCCGCGACCCGAACAAGCAGGTCGAGTTCATCAGCATCGGTACTGGAGGAGATTACCAGGAGCAGCCCGTCGGACCTCCGATCGACACCGGTACTCGCAATCCTCCCACAGTAACCGACCAAGGTAACAGGATTGAACTGTTTCGGGCCGCCATCGTAACCATCGAGTTTCCGAACCTGAACTCGGTTCGATTTTACTCCATCCTGCAGGCAGATGAGGCTAACTCACCGAACATCGACGAGTTTGCGCTGCTGTCTTCAGATGGCACATGTTTTTCACATGCGGTGAATGATGCTGACCCGGTACCACCGAACCGCGCTCTCAAGTACACAAAGAACAACGGGTTGATTGTAGTTGTCCGCTGGACGCTTGATTTCTTCCGCTGCGGAGGAGCCGCAGCTGCCGTCACGATCCCTGACTCCGGCGGAACACCGGTCATCATCACTCCATAAGGAGTGACCATGAGGTCTTTGATATTTTTTACGTTAGTTGGCCTCATTTCGGCCGGCTGCTGTAACATGCCGAGGGTCCCGCTGCCTTTTCCGGAAGAGGGGGCCGAAGTCCAGATGTCTGTGGACAAGGTCGAATCAACGTTTACAGACTTCAGTGTCCGTGTTCAGTTTTATGAGTGGGAAGAGGATTATGACTGTTTGATCCAGGAGGTCTTTTTCCCCGGAGGAGCAACCCTGGTAGAGGTGTTCAGGATGGATAACGGTCAGTTACTGAGCTGCCGTTACGATCATCACTGGGTATCCCACGAGGTGGAGTTCCTGGGGGTCTATACCCGAAGGATGTTTGTATATCCGGCCACGGTAGAAGGGGTAGACTGGGACTACAATTTCGGCCATCTTCCAGAGAACAGAGACGGCTCGGTGAAGACAAATGTCAGCCCCAGCTTCAACGAGAAGTACCAGCTGAACCACGAGACCAGAGGCCGTATTGTGACTGACATGCGAAGTCACGGGTTCTGGTGGTCTATCGAGTGGAAGAACGGAAAAGCAGAAGTTCGGGTGCCAGAAGAGCATCGATACACTGCTAAAGAGGACTAAGCTGTGGCTCAAGCAAAACTGTTTCAGTTCCACTCGCCGGAAACGGCCAGAAAGCACAACGCGAAGATTTCCAAGGTCGCGGACGTTGGCGTTTATGCCGGGTACTTTCCGCGGGTGAACGCAGGTGTTCCTTCCAAAGTGGACCTGATCCTGGGCGCCGACGCCCAGTCAGAGCTGGTCACTAGCGAAGGCGTCAAGATCATCGAAGACGTCGACTTGCTTGCGGCTGTCCAGATTACCATTGCCCCGAGCCTGACCCTCACTCGATTTGACCTGATTGTCGGCGAGTACCAGTTCACCAACAACACCGCCGTGAACATGATTTACAAGGTGGTCACAGGGAACTTCCCTGCGTCCATCAATGATCCTGTTCCCATTCCTGAGGTTCAGAACCAGTTCCAGGTACCCATTGCCCTGGTCAAGATTCGCCCAGGCGCGGCCGTTGTATTGGCCCAGACTGATCTGTTTCCGCTTGTTCGAGGCCAGGACCTCGTATCTCCCTCTGAAGTAGGATCGGCTAAGTCCATTGTTGATCCCACGGCTACCAACCGTCTCTTTGTTTATGGCGGGCAGTTCTATTCCAAGGACGGTACGCAGCTTATCAACTTCCCCGGCGCCTACTCGGAAGCCATCACTCCGGTGGGGCTGGGAAGCACCAACTACCAGTACTTCCTGCTGAATGACGGGACACAGGTTGTCAACGGCGGGACGGTAGCAACTTACGAGACTAACCCGCCGCTGGTAGGCGAATCCATCCCGATCGCGGTGGTGGAAGTCACGAACCCGGCCGGAACGTCACTGATCAGTCGTGTCAGGGATCTTCGCTCAGGGCTTATCCGCAATAGCGCGGAGTCTGAAGAGATCGACGAGCTGAAGGATATGCTTGGGGACTCGACGTTCCTGAACATCATCCCCACGCTGTTCACCAATGACGCAGACATCGATCTCACCACGTTGAACGATGGTGGCCTGGGTGCATCTCTGCAGGTTTACATCGATCCCACCGACTCTTCGCTGACTTTTGAGTACGATGGAACGGTGGTACCTGCAGGTGATGTGGAGGTAGCCACCCCGGACATGCTCGCCGGCGCGGGCTTTTCGGACTTTACAGACTTTGCCCTCGTGGCTCGCCATGACATCGACACGACGCTGTTGCCCGAGGTCCTGCAGTACGACCGCAGCTTTACCAGTGCGGTGGCAGGATTCACAGGAAACAACCGCAACCTTAGCAAGAACATCTTTTCCACGGTCGAGACCGTACGGGTTGCGGTAGGCGTGTTCCACGCGAAGCTGATTCTACCGGCTGGTCTGTTCGTTTTCGGTGTCCCGGCAACCTACAAGATTTTCAGCTTGGGTCTCCTGGTGAATACCGATCCCGAGACCTCTCAGGTTGGCGTAGTTATCGAAGACAGCACCGAGGCTTTCCGACAGGCGCTGAAGAATGCCATCGTCAACCCGTTCCAGTTGTGGTCGCGTCCAGACTCCGCCGGCAACATCGCGGCCATGGACGACAATAGCGATTTTACGCGGAGCATCAGCAACATCGCTTCGGACATCACCAACAAGGTGAACCAGTTTGGTCCAGACGGTTGGCAGGCCGTGTGGACCGTCGGCGGAACGGTACCGATTACCGTCAGGCGTATCCCGGTCGGAACAGGTCCCAGCGATGTCGCTGTGTACGGCCTTGAGATCGTGATCCCGTCCACAGCGTCGGTTGAAGAGCTTCCCTTGGAATTCCGCATCCCGTGGCACGAGATCGCCAGAGACAAGGCGTACTCGTTCGCTGTGGACGTGGAAGCTCCGGTAGGCAAAGTCGGAATTCAGATCATTCCGTACAAGAAGAACTTCACCGGCGCCGGCAATCTGACCCAGGAATTCGCTCCCGTGGTTACGTTCAACACGGTGACCAGCGAACGGCTTACGATTACATCAGACGGAACCTGGAAAACGACGGACGAGACGTACGCAATAGGCTTCAGGCTTCGTCTGCTGTCCACCATCGGCCTGCCGACGACGATTCGTCTGGCTTTCCCGATGGCTACCTCGGGAGCTTTCCCGACCGACCTGCCGTACGTGCGGCCGGATGACATGTTGGAGCAGACAGCCCACTACGTCGAACGTACGCAGCTTCGCAGCTTTGGATACGCCTCTGACCAGATGTCGGTGGGGTTCTCACAGTCTCAGGTCCGCAAGCACGTGTCTCTGGGAACTCTCAGGGCCCAGGTGATCACCGCTACCGGTTTGTCCCCGACGCTGTCGAACCTGTCGAATGCGTCGTACACATCCGAAGAGAAGACCCTGACCTTTGCGGCCACCTCTGGAAATGCCGGCCCGTACATCGTTGACGCCGAGATCCTTTCTGAGGTTCTGTACGAGGAGGCCACCTAATGAGTTGGGTTTACGCTACGCCCGGAGCCACAAGACTCTCGTTCACCCGCGACAAGACACCGAACGAAAAGTTCCGGTTCCTGGCTGCTACAACCGGATACCGATTCATCGCCCAGTTCGGAACTTCTGCTTCCTTGAACATCACAGGCGGTGGGGTGGGAGAAGTCACGCTGCCGTTCGAGTATTTCGTCGGCAAGAAGCAGCTTGAAGTGTATGTGCTCAACTTCACTACCGGGTTCAAGTCCCCGGTGATCAACGAAGACGACTACCTGGCGGCCCAGACCGCGGTTGACGTGTCCAGCCCCGGCGCCGACCTTGTTGCCGGCGCCTATGTGTACAGGGAAATCACGAAGAACCAGATTGAGATCAATCGGATTACGCCTGGCGTCAACCCGATGACCACAGAGGTCGTCGAGATCTGGGTTCCGCATACTTCGATCCCCGGCATCTCCCAGGATCGCATTGTAGTTGAGAACCAGACCGACGACGTGGCGATCCAGCTCAAGGGAGCTAACGACGGCATTGAGTTCGTCTCTCCTGGCGGTATCGTGTATCTTCTGACAGTCGCGGATGGCGGCAACCTGCTTGTACGGCCGAAGTAATGCACACACTGACGGACGACTCCATCCCGAACCTGTTGATCAACGGCGGGTTTGAGGAAGAAACACCGGACGGGCTCGATCCCGTTTGTTGGTCCGTTCGCAACGCAAGGGCTACCTCCTCCATCGTTCTGGGAGCAGATGACTCGTGCCCCAATAACCTGAGTCAGCTGTCCGCGGGCTCAGCTCAGACGAACATGTGGACAAGGGTCTCGCAACCGCAGAGATATCCTGGATACCGCACATTTATGCGGGTAGTGGTGAACTCGGTACTCAACCCCGTCGAGCTTTTTTACGACCTGTTTGATACCAGGCTGGCGTCCACGATTGCCAGGGATACCCCTCCGCTTCCTGAGCACTACGACTATCCCTCCAGCACAGCATCCCCGTTCTTCAACCAGTACCGCGGAGCCCCCGGACGAACCGGTAAGGTGAATTCAGCTGTTGATCTGGACGACAGGCAGGTAACTATCTCCATGTCATACTTCGTCGAGGCCGGCGAGGGCGACATCGAGCTGTTCGCAGAGAACGAGAACCTGTCCGGAGGTACACCAGGCGTTTTTGAGTTTGGTCCTAATCCGTTAGTGCCGGCGTCTGGAAAGTTGCTCGTGGGAAACGCCGGCGTCACCGCGAACTGGAAGCGGGTAGGGAAGGTATTCCGTTTTACTGCCCCTGACGGTGTTCAGGTGTATCCTGGAACCGCCGATCCTGTACTGGCCTCGGATCCCCTGAAAGGGATCACGTTTCGACTCCGCCGGTCTTCAGACAACAGTGCTTTCGTGATCTATGTGTCGGCGGTATCCGTCGTACACGGAGCGTATTCCGACCCTCAGGGAATCCCCTACAACGGCGATTTGAGCTACCTGCTGGACCCCAGGAACATCATTCGCCCGACCTTCGGACCTTTACCTCCTCCTGGCTTCAGGCCGCTGTCAGATGCGATCGGGACAGACCAGGAGTTTCGGTTCCCCGTGATGGGATCGTCGAACCCGGTACCTCTGCAAACCGGGGGATCGGAAACCCATACTCACGAACTCACAGGAACCAGGGGTACCACTTATAAGAAGCGTGACCCAGGGACAGGAGACTACGGGGCCCGTACCGGAGAGCACGCTGCCCAGCATGAGGTGACTGAAGCATTGAACGCCCCGCCGTCAAGGTCGGCGTTCCTTTGCATCAAGCTGTAAGTATGCCGAATATTCCGCAGATCATCTCCCAGCCTAATCTCCTCAGAAATGGGGACTTCAGTCATTACGTGGACAGCACGGTATCCCCGTCGCCGTCGGCAGAGGTGTTCCCCTCTCTTCTGGCTCACTGGAATCAAATCGGCGTAGGAGCCGCCGGCGTGTCAATCATACCGGCAGCCACGATTGTCCCAGACGATCCTCACCGGTTTGTTCGTATGTTGCCCGGTGAAGCTATAGAACAAGACATTCTGGATCACTCGTTCTTCCGGAAGCCGTCGGAACGGGAATTCGATGGAACCGTCACAGCAGTAGCTGCCGGTGTACTGACGATATCGACAGGCGCTTTTACAGCCTTCGAGGTGAATGAGCCTACTCCGGCTCCATTGGCACTACCCGCGGCAGTTCAAACTCAACCCGGCGACGAGATCCAGCTGGTGAACTTCACCAATCCTGCTTCGTCAGGAAAATATCGAGTAGTGGCCTACAACAGCCCAACGTCCATTGATGTTGTGGCTGTGTCCCCGACGGACTCATCGACAGCAGCCCCAGCCGACGTAATTCGGATCCTTCGGAAGCTCGATGTATTCATCGTTGACCTGACCGTAGTGTTCTCGGTCCCCATTGGCCAGACGGCTTCGAGCATTGAGCCCTCGTTGATTGTTCGCCGAGAATTGCCGATGGGGAACATAACAGTGTTGCCTCTATCCTCGTTGGTCGTGGGCGTGCCCACGGCTTACGATGACGTTACGTTGTCTCCAGGCGCAGTAGCCAAGCAGATAGTTTGCCGGCTGACCAACGCCGAGTTCATTCGTTCTCCCAGGGATCTTTCTTTCAGGCTTTCAAATATTGTGTTTGGGCCGGTGGACGTAGCTGATGTGGGTCTTTACGTAGGTAACTATCACCTTCCGGTGTCAACAGTAAGCCCGGCGCCGAGAGGGAGTGTGGCGACCCCATTGATCCCTGGCCCCGATCATCTTCACCTGCTCACAGGGAAAGGTGACCTGATCCTGATGCGGGCAGGTAGTCAGGCGCCGGCGGGCTACAGAAAACTCAAGGAAGAGCTCGCTTTCCAGCGTGTGACCGCGGGGGTTACCATCTCTTATGACGCCGGATCGGATACCTCGACAATCACGATCCCTGGATGGGCTGTCCCTGCCGATGAACTTTCAGGAACCTATGAGATCGTGTTCACTGATCCGGCACCCGCCCCGCCGGCAAGACCTGGTCCCTTGGACGTGTCTGTTCGAATGTCCGATATTGTGTTCAGCCTGATTGGCGGGGCAGAAATCGATTTGGCCGGCTTACTCGCTGGTGAAACGGTCACTTTCGACGTTGGCGGCGTGGCGGGATATGGTCCGATAACACTTACCGAAGGCATTGATTTTACCGACGCTGCAACCCTGGCTGCAGCTATCAATTCCCATGTAACACTGGGTCCTTTGATGGCAGCCTCCTTCTCGGGGACAGTGGTAGCTGTACTCGATAAAGGTGGTTACACCAGCGACGCCACCCTACTCGCAGCCCTTGGGACGTTAGCGGATACCGTTACTGGATCCAGCTGGCAAGAGCTGAATGGCGGGGCACCGACCGTTCAGTTCAAGACCGTCAAGAGCGCGGTATTTACCACCAATGGGGACTTGAGCTCGCGCAGTGGAGATGAGGTTCTTGTCGTGGCGACTGCCCCGATCCTTGCGGCTCCTGTATCCAGCGCTGGACTATTCAGGAAGCCTACCAAGGCAGGAGACGGGGCTATTGAGGCTTCATCTACTGTACTGGAGATCGACGTTGACGGGGTGTCGGTTAACGACATTCTTACGTTTGTCGACGATGACGGTAATCCTCTTCCTCCTGTTGGCGGACAGGGGCCGACCTATCGAATAACCGCCATTGATCTTACCGAAGGACAGGTGACCGTCGTTGACGTGACCGGAGGAAGCACTGACATCGGTCCGTACACCGTTGACCCTGCCAATCGGTACGTGATTGAGAAGGCATCTGGTAACCACACGCACTATGCTCAGCAGTCGAATATCGAGGAGCGCGAGTTGGATGCCGGAGGAGCTAACAACAATACCGCCAGGGGACAGCATGGTCACCAGATGTATGCTGATGATGCCATCCCCCCGTATCGGAAGTTCATCATCTGTGAGAAGCTCTAATGCCTGGTGGATCGCCCGGAAACGCTACACAGAGTCACGGAATCAACTGGCTCCAGAACGGAGGCATGAACCGTGTTTTTCGTGGCGTGGTCTGGGATCAGTACAGCGACGGCGCCTTCGCAGTAAACCAGCCGTACTCTACCTACAACTTCCAGGTCGCGGATGACGGAGGCGCTGGCCTCTACGACCCCTACATCCCGATCGTCCTGGACCTTGGAGGCAACGCTCCCCAGGAAAGCTTGCTGGCTAACTGGTTCATCGAAGGAGCGACCGGTCAGCTGACTGTTTATCCACGAGACAGCATCACTGACGAACGTGTCACAGCCTTCACAGGGCCAGACCCTGTTCGGTTGTCTTTCGCCGAGTCAGGGCAGGTGGTGTTTACGCAGGAGATCCCGGTATTCGCTCACCTGCTGGATCGCCCGATCACTGTCTTCGGCTTCCTTCGCCGGGATTCAAAAACCGTTGATCTTCAGATCGAGTTGGACTTCGGAACCTCCGTGGTCACGAGCAACGTCGCCCCTTCGTCTGGATATGTCAGGGGCGGGTACCTTCGTATGAAGACCATCCCTCCGTACGATGCCACCCAGTTCATTGTCCGGGTGAAGGCTTCCGGGCTGGCCAGTTCGTCAGTCTACATTGGACAGTTTGGGGTCTACTTGGGGGATCTTTCCCAGGTCCTGTTTGTTGAGGATTTGTCAGAAAGAGGCCGGCCTCGCGGTGAATGTGCGTTCTTTTGGGGGTTCCCCGCACCGCCTGGATACAAGACTCTTTGTGAAGAAGATGGCAGACTTCTTTTCCACACCGCTGGGGACGCCCAGGTAGACGGAATGGCAGAAACGCAGTTTGGAGGAGAAGAAGAGCACAACCACCGGGCCGTAACCGGCACCGCAGATGCGTTTGACAACCCCAAAGCCGACGGCGCCTACGTGCTTGGAAGAAACCACTACCACACGGTTCTGTCGTCGAAGATGGATCCGCTGAATTTCAAGGTACTTGTAATCGAGAAGATCTAGCTATGGCCGCAGAGTCTGCAGCCACGACTGCCTAGACTGAGTATAGATCGGGCTCGAACTGTGGCGGCCAATGAAGATCCTCACGCAATCACTTCCTCCTGCTACTGTCGGCGAAGCGTACTACGCTCGTCTCGACGTTGTAGATGGCCTTGAGCCGTACACATGGGCCCTCGACGGTGCTAGTGACCCTTTGCCGCCTGGTTTGAGTCTGGCGGCCAACGGAGAGATCACAGGGACCCCTTTCGGGGCTCCCCAGACTCATACCAACCTGATCTTTGAGGCGACGGACAGCACGCCGGCCTCATTGTCTTCCAGCGCCCTGACTCTCCTGGTTCAGCCGGGGGTCTACAAGAAGGCGACTACATACCTGATGGAGGACAAGATCAACGACATGGTCACCCGGATCTTCGGAGACGGTGATCAGGTCAGTCGTTTTGAATTCATGCGCCATTTCTACCGGTCCCGCGATGTTGGGTCCGGCGAGCCTGAATACCTGCAGAAGCTGGCCTTCCTGCACGACTCTGGACAGATCCAGTCACCGCTGCTGGTGAACGCCGGTCTGGCCGCCGGAAACTCGGTCCGTGCAGCTCTGATCTTGCTGGATACTTTGATCGGCGGCGGCGCCGCCTTGCCGTTTACGATCCTTCCGGCCCCCAGCGGAGACGTCACAGGAGCGACTGATACCGCGGCGCTGAACGCTGTATGGACGAACCCTGCCACCCTGGACTGGCTGGTTATCCCGCGCACAGCCGGCACTCCTTATTACATCAATGCGAACATCACATCAGGGGCCACCAGGAATTTCAAACTCTGGGCTTCTGATACCCTGTCTTACCATTTCATTAGCGCTGCAGGGGCTCTCGAAGTCCAAGATCTCGTTGAATGCCGAGATGTTTGGTTCAACATAGACGTTATCCCCAGGAGTCAGCCTGGCGCCGGAGTGGGAGCCCACCTGAGGATTTACGGCGGATACATCGAGGTCATCGGTGGTACCTATCTTTTCCCTGACGGAGTAGGGGAGATTCGTCACGCCGAATTCGTGGTGAATACGTCCGGAGGAATCGGCGGAATAGCCACAGACGCTACCTACCTGAAGGTGGAAGACAATCGGATCAGCAAGGTCGGTTTAGGCGGTCTTGTTGGTATTACGTTGTTGGCCATCTCCGGGGCACTGACTTCTCAGATCGTCATCTCGAATAACCAGGTAAGCTCGCTGATCGACGATACAGCCGCTGGAGGAGGATCCATCTGGGACCTCAGAGGAGGAACCGCGGCATCGGTAGCTATCGTTGGTCCTAACAGCTACGGGGCACCTGGAATCGTCTCCCCGTACAATTCTACAGGCCACCTTGGTGCTGTGGCTGTTTCCCCTCAGGCGTTCCTGTAATGTTCCTACTTGATACCGGTTCTTTGGCTTTAGGCGAATGGGTACCGATTGTAACCGGTAGCGGCGGCGCGTTAGTCATACTCTGTATAGTAAGCTGGAAGTTGTGGAAGCGCCTCGAAAAGAAAGATGCAGATCTTGACGGCAGCCACAAATCCCAGATGGAGATGCTGGTTGCGGTCAACAAGGAAGGTGACAAGCTGTTCCAGAAGCAGATAGAGTCTATGGCGTCGATGCGCCGGGCCCTAGAGCAGCTCAACATTTCGCTTCAGGCAGTTACCAAGATTCTGGAGGCACAAAATGGGACTCTGGAGGATCTTCGCAAGAATCTTCAAAGTGCTCAGGTCTCCTTGGGCATCATCCAAGGAAGTGTCCAAGGAAATCACGGCGGTTCCAGCCCCGATCTCCGCGGTTGAGGACCATCCTGAAGTCGACGAGGACTCTGTTCAGTTTCAATACGAGCAGTGTAAGACGTCCATCGATGCTACGATGGCTCGTGTTGCGGTTGAGCAGGCGAAACTGGACGAGGCTTTCGAGAAGACTGTGAACCTTGCGCAGGGGCTGAGAGAGAAAGCGAACAGGACTACCGCCAAGTTGGCCAGAGACGCATCTTGATAATCAACATCATGGTCAAGCCTCATGGAAAAATGGTCTCTGAAGCAGCGTCTTGTACGCCTCCGCCGTCTGTACCGTACGTTCAGAGGAAAATGCCCCTACTGCGGTAAGAAGTTGGAGTGGAAAAATCGCTACCGGACCGGGAACGTCAAGCTCTGGACCAAGATGTGCCCGGACATGCACTACGGAGTTGAGAATAGGGGAGGAGGCCGCATCCTCATCTATGACAACGAGGGCGATCCCGTCGAATACCTGTTCGATAAGAACTTCCGTGTAGTGAAAGACGAAGGCGGCGACGAAGACGAGGATAAGTAGTGGAACCTCCGGTGATGACTCTCGTGTCCGCTGATCCTGTGACCGGGACAATCACGCTTTCGTTCTCCCAGGACCCCGCATACCCGCTGGCTACCACCACGATCACCCTCATAGATCCAACCACGATGTTGGTTGTTGCTACGTTCGCCGGCCTCACCCCTCCTGTCGCCGTTCTGGGCCCTGGAATACTCGCAACAGCCCCGTACATCATCACAGCTACCACCTACGATGCTGGGTCTACCGACTTCGCTTCGGGAGCCAGCATTACGTTGCTGGAGTCCGGCTGGGACGCCACTCTCAAGACCGTCTTGATTTGTGACGCGGTCAGAGACGCGGTGGAGTACACCTGGTATGCAACCCCGCAGGGTGGTGCACGTACCGCCATCGGAACCAGCGAAGTGCACACCTTCATAGATTCCACGGTTTACCCGGATGAGGACACCGCGGCCCTGGTTCAGTACGACGTCGAGGTAAAAGCTCAGGGAGTGGCCGCCGGCGCCAGGATCGTATCTCGCTGGCGCACTACGGCTCGTCTCTGTTTGATCACTGGAAGTGTTGTGGAGGTAAATTCCATTGCTGACCGGGAATGGCCGGTAGAGATTCGCTACAAGCTCCGAGGAATCAAGAACTCTGTGCTGCGGCAGCTTGAAATTCCCCCGTACACCCAGGGGAGAATGGTGCATGTACACGCCCTTCGTGCCCACCCGAATCACTTCGGCAAGTGGGGCATGTACTTGCTGCAGGACGCTGTTGTAGAGATACTGATCCAGAAAGCTGTTTGGATGGCTGAGTTTTCTGTCCCGGCTCTGCCAGCGGCTGATATCTCGGCTCTGCCTGTTGTTCCCAGGGTCTTCAGACCGACATCACTATGATCGCACCGCCGACAGTAGCGTTCGTCACAGCCACTATCGACACGATCACGTGTTCGTTGACGCCGCCTACTGACCCCACTTACGATCACTCGGTGGCTCTAGTCTATGACTTCATTTCTGGAGCCATCGTCCACACCGAAGACCCGGCAGCCGATCCGACCTTCACAATCGTCGGACTTGCACAGAATCGTACATACGTGATCGTCTGCTACGCTGTGGACACCGGTGGAGACTTCTCCGCTCCGGCGGTCAACTTGATCGTGGCGGTAACTAACTACGAGGCGCCGAGTCCGCCGGTACCTGATCTTGAGATCACTGACATCTATCAGGTCGGCCTCGGAGAGGCTACCAGGGTTGTAATCGAATACTCGTTGAAGAAGGCCTCGCCCCCTCTGACCGGATTCAACGGAGAGCTGGTGAAGTTCGATTACAGCTTCAACGGTAGCTTCACCGACGCCGAGCAGATGACACCGGATTTTGATCACCCGTTGATGTCCGGCATTGTGGATCTTGAGTTCCTGCCGGAGGCTCTGATTGTACCCCCGCAGCATCGCTTCGTGTGGGACATCAGCAAGGACTTGCCGGCGGACATCATCCATGAGTACGCGGTCAAACTGCAGGGCCGGCTGAAAGGCGTCAACACCCTCGAACGCACAGACACGATCGACATCGACCGGACCATCCTCAAAGAGGTCATTGGAGCTGTCACGGTCGGTGGGACACTGAACTACGGAATTTTTATCTGGAACGACGGAGCCCCTTTCACCGGCGCTACGATCACGGTGCAGCAGATTCTTGACCCTGATCAGGTTGACCAGCTTGGCGGTGCTGTAGTCCTTACTGAAAATCCTTTAGTCCCAGGTCTCTATGAAGGCTCCTTCGTGGTTACGGCGGGTCAAACGACCGGCCTTTGGCAGATCGTCTATGACGGAATACTCGCCGGACCTCCGGATCTTACGGTGTCCGACGTGGAACACTTCTTCGTGTTGGCCTCCGGGGCGCTTTCGACAGCGTCGTTGAGCGATCCGACGCTCTGCCTGGTGTACGGAACCTTGGTCGATATCGAAGGCAAGCCTTTGGCAGATACCAAGGTCAAGGCCGTGTACAAGCGGGAACCCAGTCGCTATGACCGAGTCGGCACGTTGACCAGAGAAGTAGAAACCGACGACAACGGATTCTTCGCCATCCCGCTGTTACGGGAAGTCGATGCTGTCCTGAGTATTCCGGACTTGGAGTACTCCGAACTGTTGAAGGTTCCGGATGCCACTGCGGCCGAGTTCAGGTCTATTCAGGTGAACCAGCCGTCGGTACTTACACGTGGACCGTTCGGACACACGAAGGTTCAGAGCTAAAAAAGAAGGGGGTGGTTAGCCCCCTTCTTGTAGTCTGTTACTCAAGGAGATTCTGTTCGGAGATGTACCCTTTACTGATGGCTGTGGTAATAGTTACGGCGGCGACTACGCCGACCACGACGGACCCGATCATCCACAAAGGAGACAACTCCTCCCGGAAAGACTGGTCCTTGATTGCGTTCTGAATGAGGCCTTTGAAAAACTTTCCCATTTGAATTTCTCCATTACCTTTTATGGCGCCTGAGAGTAACAAAACAGCAGCACCCACCGCGCCGTCCCTCTTGTCGAGAGTTGGGGCTGCTGCTAAAGGCATCTTCCGAAATCTAGACGCTCCCATCTTTGGGGTTTCTTCTCCTGACCCCAAGATGCCCGCCTTTCGCGGTGTATTCAGAGATCCTCGTGGTTGGGCCGGTCAGATGGGCAGGGGTTACCTGCAGCATCTGAAAGGGCTAGGTGAGCCTGGTGGAATCACCAGGGCATTGAAAGATGTCAGTCCTTTGAGCTTAGGCCTCATGGTCCTGCCGGAATTGACAGGCCAGGGGATCCTCGCCGCAGCTAAAGACGCTCCCGAGGGGGAGAAAGCGACAACCCTCGGCGGAGCTCTGGGTGGTCTGCTGGGCGGCCAGCTCATGTGGCGTACCGGGCTGCTAGGCTCGTTGGGGGGCTCTTACCTGGGCTCAAGACTCGGCGAGAGGCTGGTTGGGTCAATTGCCGGCAAAAAGAAAAAGCAGCCGAAACCGCTGAGCCCGATGACGCCAGGACAGGGGGCTACCCCTGGAACCGCTGTCATGCCCGAGATACTCGGTCAACACGTAGATCGCGAGACAGAGCCGATGAAGATCGGCGTCAGTCTTCCTGAGGTTGCGGGAACTTCTCCCCAGTTGTCCCTTGGCGGTCCTGGCCGTGAGGATGTTGCCAGCCGCGGACGGGTAAGCAATCGGAACAACGAGTACTTTGGTGGGGAGAGCCTCCGCAATGTTGGAGATCTGGCCCAGTTGTTTTATGCTGGACGAGGCCTCGGAAGTCAGGGTGGTCAGCCCTATGCTGATGGTAGTATCTTCCGACACTTGGGATTGGATCCCAGTGGAAAGGTGAACCCGAAGTCGAAGCGGGAGCTTGGAGACAGCTCGCTCGACTCGGCATCGTCGGACTACTTGTAGAGGACCGCTATGAAGCTGTCAGAAGAACAGAAGATCGCCATCAAGTTGGGTGAGTTTGATCCCGTCACGGAAGTTCTGAAGGACGAGACCGAGAAGGTCTCCTCCGTCCTTGAGAAGGACATCAAGACGGCTGAAGTTCGTGACCTGAAAAGTGTTCGGTCTTTCTTCTTGGGCCGTAAGAACGACGGGCCTTTGCAGGACAAGAAAGCTGAGGCCAAGAAAGAAGCTCAGCCTCCGATGGGAGCTCCTGGGATGGCCGCCGGCGGTGGCGCTCCCCAGATGATGCCCGGTATGATGCCCGGCATGATGCCCCAGATGGGCGGCGGCATGCCTGGAATGGGTGGCCCCGATCCTCAGGCCTCAGCCGCAGCCGCGATGGAAGAAGCTGCTATGGCGCAGGCTGACCCGATCGAACACGAGAACGAAACTCTCCGCAAGATGATCGAGAACAAGAAGCTCAAGATCGAGCTCGCTGATCTCGGCAACGCAGTGCCGGGTGGCACCGCTGCGGAAGCGGCAGGCGCCGGAGCGGGTACGCCTGAAGGCAACCCGATGGAATACATGCGCCAGGCGCTCTCTCAGTAAGCACAGGTGAGTCGATGCTCAAGCTGGCTGGTAAGATTCTCGATTTCACTGACGATCCTGACTTCATCAATGATCGTCGGAAGATGGCAATGATCGAGGGCAAACTTCTGCCCTTCGAGAAACATGCCAGTCTGCCCGATGAAGCCTTCGCCCTGCTGGTGGAAGGTCGAACTGGTCTCTTCCGTCGGTACCCGATCTACTCCAAAACAGCTACGGCGGTCAGCACCGCCTATTTTGAAGAGCACCACCAGGACATGCACCCGTCTCTTCAGCAGGCCGCGGCAGTGAAGTTGGCTGAAGCCTGCAAGTACTTCGGAGTCAAGGTTCCTGAAGTATTCGGAAAGTTTGCCGGCGTTCCCCAGTCCGACCGGGTTGTTCGCGCCGCCGACCTCTCAGGGGCGGATGACGCGACCTACGTATCCAAGATTGCTGTCCTGAAGAAGTTCCAGCGCAGCTTCGAAGACCGGTTCCGTGAGATGAATAACGGCGAGCGTATCGAACGCGCCACCCTCCTTTGCAAGATCGCCAAGGAGATGAACGTGGAGATGCCGACAAGGGTTGTCGATTACGCTGAGAAGGATTCATTCGGCCCCCTGTTCAAGCAGGCCGTCGATGCTCGTGTGAAGCACATGTACGTCACCAAGGGTGATAAGGTGGCCGCTTTCGAGCTGGCCAACATGATGAAGTCTGTTTCCCCCAAGGTGGCGGTGCAGCTGCTGGAAGCGTTCGACATCAAGCACCGCCTCACGGACAACTACTCGAATCTGGTTGATCCGGTTCGTGCCGTATACGGCGGCCAGAAGATCGCTTTCCAGGCGATGGGTACGCCCAAGGAAGACATCCGGGCGTACACGTTCCAGACCATCGTGCTTCAGTACGAGAAGGAACTTCGCAGGGTTCTCACCGAGAAAGGCCTTGGATCGTTGAAAGCCGATCCGGATAAGTTCTACCGCAACGCTTCTCCCGCGGTGAAGAAGATGCTCGACAACATGGCGTCCAGTGTGGCAACTCACATGGGCGACCGCGACGTCAAGTGCGAGGAAGAGCTCAAGGACGTCAACAAGAGCATCAACAAGAAAAAGAAGCCGGCACCTGCTAATACCTCGGCTAAGGAAGATCAGGTTCACCGCGATACCGCCAAGGGCGACGCGACCCTGGCTCGTATCGGTCCAACCAGCTAGGCGTAAGCAGGCCATGGAAGTGAAATATGCTTACGTACAAGGAGATGGATCGCTTCGGCGATCCACTCGTTCTCGATAAAGCACTGAAGCGGGAAATCTTCGGATACCCGGACGATGTCGGCTGCGAAGCCGTAGCTGAAGCCATTGGTACCAGCTTCGCTGAGATTGGCCTGGAAGCTGACCAGGCGGTGGTGGAAAAAGGATGCGCTCTGCTCCTCTGCCACACATCCGACTCTCCGTGGTCAGATGTCGTAGTCTTCGAGAAGGTGGTAGACGCTCTCTCCGGTTTTGAGCCGGACCACGCAGTTCTTGAAGGGTCATCCCCGGCGCAGCTCGGGCTTGCAGCGTGCGTGATGAAATCCCTTCGTCCGAAGATGGACTTCAACAACAACGTCATCAGCTACATCCGGGGAATCATGCAGGATAGCGGGATCGTGTGTTATCCTGAGTGTCTTGCGTTTGCCCAGGAAGAGTATATGACGGAGGACCTGAAGGATCTGTGCAAGTCCGTTCAGGATAAGGTAGGCGCCAAGGCTAACGTAGAAGGGGTTACGTATAACGTCGAGTCCGACGACCCTATTGAGGTCCAGCTGGCTAAGCTGTCTTTGATACAGGAATACGTGAACGGTGTCATGAACCCTGAAACGGTGAAGAAATAATGGCTGCACCTATTTCTAAACTAGATAGACTCAGCAGCATCCTTCATCATCCAGGATTCCAGTTGCCTTTGTACGGTACCCTGGCTGCGGGAGACATAGAGAGCGGACTCGAAGAGAGGAAGAAAGGTAAATCTGGACTTCCTCACTTCGCTGGAGCCGGCGCCCTCGGACTCATGGCTGCTCCCTACGTGATCGATCTGGTCAAGATGATGAAGAAGGGCGAGAAGGTCGCCGAAGACAACGTCATCTCGGTTCTGAAGTCTGTACTGTAAGGGTGATCGTCAATGGCCGTAAACGACGGAACTGGGAGCTTTCTCAGCGATAACAGACGGTTCGACCCGTTCAAGCAGTACCCTCACCCGTTCTTCGACATCTCGCTCAAGTACACTCCGACAACAGCCAAGGAGATGTACCGTTGGGCGCAGTTCATCTACCAGACCAACCCGATCTTCCAGCAGATCGTCCGCAAGCTTGCCGGCTACGTGACAACGAATCTGCTGATCAACTCGAAAAACAGCCACGCCATCGAACAGTGGGACCGCCTGCTGAACGGGCAGCTGCAGTACAAGCGGTTCGAGAAGAGGATGTTGCTGGACCGCTACGTGTTCGGCAACGCCTACGCCATGTTCCTGTGGCCGACACGTAAGTATCTTCGCTGCCACGCCTGCGAACATGAAACTGCTCTGAGCTCGGTGAAGTGGAAGTTCGAGGACTTCAAGTTCCTCGGGTCCTGCCCGAAGTGCAAGCACTACGGCCCCATGAAGGCTGTTGAAAAGAAAGTTCAGAACCGCAGTAAGATCAAGTTGCTGCGTATCGACCCTCGCCTGATCTCTCCGATCTACGAGCCGGTCACTGACTCCTATACGTACACGTACAACATCCCGAAATCGGTGGCCGCCGTACTGAGGTCGTCCACTTATCGACGGGAGCACATGAACCTGTTCCTTGAGAACCTGCCTCTGGCGGTTATCGAGGCGGTGAAGACGAATACCCTCGTCAAGTTTGATGAAGGTCAGATCTACCACATGAAGTCGGATTCGATCAGCCAGGACGATGCGTCTCTCGGTGAGATCCCGTTCATGCCGATCTTCAAGGTGATCTGGCTGTACCACACGATCTGGAGAGCCCAGGAGGCTGTATCTCTTGAGCGCATTCTTCCGTGGACCGCCCTGTCTCCTCGGGCTACCGCAACCACGGACCCCATCTCGTCGATCAACCTGGACGAGTGGAACCAGCGGATGACCAGTTTCATCGATCGTTGGCGCCGCGACCCCAACTTCATCGGCCTGATGCCTTATCCGATGGATGTCATCAACCTTCGTGGCGAAGGCAAAGCAATCGACAACTGGGAAGGACTTACCCACCTGCGCGACGTGATGGGCGCCGGCATGGGTGTGCCTCCCAGCTTCCTGTTCGGCGGCTCTGTGTACTCAGGTGCTAACGTCGAGCTCCGCGTGCTCGAAAACGACATGCGGAATGATGTACTCATGCTTGACGACATGCTGAAGAACTTCGTGATTCCGAAGTTGCAGACCTACGCCAAGATGCCGAAGGCAGACATTCGCCACGAAGACTTCAAGATGGCGGACGACGTCCAGCAGAAAGGCCTGATCACCTCCCTTCGCTCGGAAGGTGTGGTTTCCGACGAAACACTGCTCACTGAATTGGGACTCGATCCGGACGAGGAGAAGGAGCGCATCAAGGAAGAGCAGGAAGAGAAGCGCTCTCAGCAGCTCCAGATGATGCGCGAGCAGCAGGAACTGGCTTTGGAGTTCCAGCAGAAACAGATCGCTCTTCAGGAGGAGTCTGCAGCTCGCCAGATGAAGATGCAGATGGACATGCAGATGCAGGCCCAGCAACAGCAGATGGCCATGCAGCAGCAGGCTGAGGCTGCACAGATGGCTCAGATGCAGGCAGCAGGCATGGACCCGTCCATGATGCAGGGCCAGGCCGGAGCTGCCCCGCAGCAGGGAGGTCAGCCTGGTCAGGCGCTCCCAAAAACCGCTAACCCGATGGCGACCATCCAGGATATCCGAACCCCGGATATCGCTGAGATGCAAGCTCGTCAATGGCTGGCAACCTTCCCTCCGGCACAACGCACGAATGAGCTGTCCCAGCTCTCTCGCACGGACCCAGACCTTGCGAGGCTGATCACCAATAAACTCCGTAGAATCAAGAAGGAACAGGAAGTAGCCTCTAAACCGATGAACGAGGTTCGTCCTCCGTCCGGCAAGGGAGCTACAATATGACCGATAAAAATCCTGCTCCGAAGAGGAGAAGGAAGCCGACCAAAGAAGAACTTGCCGCTATTGAACCTGATCCAGCCCCCGTCAACGACCGTACACTGGATAATAGGTTCGGGTCCTCTGAGGGTCTCAAACGCGCTGAAATCTTCCACTTACACCAGGAGGGAGACAACCAGCGCTACCATGAGATTATCAACAACCCGGACAGGTATATGGTCTTGGAGCATGAGGCCACCTGGAACAAAGACAAGGGCATGGTGATCGGTCGGTCAATGTTTGTGTTGTACGTGGACCGCTTCGCCAAACATTGATTATCATGGCCGCAGAGTCTGCAGCCATAAGGCGAGCTGATGCTGTCCATCACTGAACAGTTCCAGAATCTACTCGAAGATGTAAAGGGCCAGGTTCAGGGGGCCTTTCCCATCGAGGGCCGTAAACGCACACTTCATGTGAAGAATGTGCGTTATGACGATGCCGGCGCCGAGAAGATGTTTGACTGGTCGGCCATCCGTAAAATCAAAGACAACGAAGGTACCTTCGCTTCCAATCTCCGCGGCGACCTGGAGCTTGTAGACAACGAGACCGGAAAAGTCGTAGACACACAGAAGAATTCGGTGCTTGCCCGTGTTCCTCACATGACTGGGCTGGGAAGCTTCGTCATCAACGGCAAGGACCTTCAGATCGTCAACCAGCTGCGTCGACGCCCTGGTATCTACCCCGCTTTTACGCCCGACGACAACGTCAGGACCAAGCTTACTTCAACCGGCGCCGACTACGACGTCATCCTCGACCGTGCCACAGGTCAGTACCTCATGAAGGTCGGAACGTCGAATCTGAAGTTGGTCCCCTTCCTCGAAGGTATCGGCGTAAAGCCTCAAGACATCAAGGCAGCCATCGGAGAAGGTGCCTACACGGAGAACATTAGCGCCGGAGGAAGCAGGGACGAAGTCCTTCGCTTCTGGAACAAGGTTCGTTCGAAGGCCCCTTCAGCTGACCGCAATGAGCTGGTGAAGGACATCCACACTTTCATGGAGTCCAAGCCGCTGGACCCGGATGTGTCCCAGGAGACCATCGGAGTACGCCACGACAAGATATCTGCAAACGCTCTGGTGGACGCCATGAGAGCGGCAAAGGAAGTCGCCCAGGGCAAACGTCCGCCGGCCGACATGGAGTCCCTGTCGTTCAAGTCCATCCACAGCGTTGAAGACTTCGTCGGAGAAAGGCTCCGCAAGGCGCTTCCCGGCATCCGTCGTAACCTCGGCTATATCGTTGACCGGGCCCCGAAGCTTCGTCGAATCATCGGTCCGGACGTGCTGAGCAAGCCGATCATGTCGCAGTTCACCACGTCTGAGTTCACCCGGTACGCCGACCAGAACAACCCGATCGACATCCTCAGCAAACTCCAGGCTGTGACGGTCATGGGTGAAGGTGGTATTTCAAGCATCCACCGCGTAACCGACGAGGTTCGCAACCTTCACTCTACGCACCTGGGGTTCATTGACCCGGTGCATACTGCTGAGAACCAGCTGATCGGCCTGTCCAACCACCTGACGGAAGGCGTCACCAAGAAAGGCAATCACCTGTTCCGCCAGGTGTACGACGTCAAGCAGCAGAAGATGGTTCAGAAGAGCCCGGTGGACCTGGCTCGTGCTGTGGTGGCTTTCCCGGACGAGTACAAGGTTGACGACCCCAAGCGACCGAAGTCGTACACGCCGATAAAGTCCAAGGTGCTGGCCATGAATAAGGGCCAGTTCAACGAGGTCTCGGCGAAGTCCGTCGACTACATCATCCCGACCACCAGTGCCCCGTTCAGCTTCGCTACGAACGCGGTTCCGTTCCTCCACTCCAACAGCGGCGCCCGTATGCTCATGGCTGGCCGTCACATGGAACAGGCGGTCCCGCTCGTAGATCGCGATGTACCTTTGGTTCAGTCCGAGTACCACGGACACCCGTACAACGATGTTGTCGGCGCCGTGATGCTTACCAAGGCCAGGAAGCCCGGCGTAGTCACCAAGGTCGGTCCGGAAGAGATTCACATCCATCACGATGGGGATAAGAAACCGACTCCGTACCATATCCCCGATCACTACGCGTTGAACTCGGAAGCGTTCATGACCGAAATTCCGGTCGTGGGCGTAGGTGATCGAGTCAAAGCCAACCAGTCTCTTACGGAGTCAAACTTCTCCAAGAACCAGAGTTTGGCCGTCGGGAAGAACCTGATCACAGCCTTTATGCCCTGGAAGGGACACAACTTCGAGGACGGCATCGTTATCTCGGAATCCGCGGCTAAGAAACTGGCCTCGGAGCATAAGCACGAGCTCAAGGTCGAGAAGGACCAGAACACCACGATTTCAGCCAAGAAGCTGTTCGCTCAGTTTCCTCACCTGAAGACCCCGGATGCCTGGTCGGAAGGCAGAGAGGACCTGCCGAAAGTCGGCGACGTTATCAAACCGGGCCAGATTCTTATCCCGGCGATCACCAAGAACGTGCTCGGTCCCCAGACAGAGTACGACCGTATTCACAAGGCCCTTACCAAGCCCTTCAAGGACTCCAGTGTTCGTTGGATGGAGATGGTTGACGGAGAGGTTGTCCGTGTAGTGAACAACCCGAACTTCACCAAGGTCTACGTGAAGACTCGCGAGCCGATGGTGATCGGCGACAAATTGTCGACGAGACACGGAAGTAAGGGCATCGTCACCAAGATCACGCCGGACAATGAAATGCCGCGCAACGCCGACGGCGACGTGGTTGACGTGTTGTTCAACCCTTATGGTATCCCCGGCCGCATGAACCCTGGCATCATGTTCGAAACCGCGATGGGGAAGGTGGCTCAGAAGACCGGCAAGAACATCACCGTAAAGAACTTTGGAGACTTGAAGTCCCAGGTGAAATGGGTTCAGGACCAGCTCAAGCAACACAAGCTGACCGACACGGAGACTGTCTGGGATCCGACCCACAACAAGAGCCACGAGAAGATCCTCACAGGTCCGCTTCACTGGATCAAGCTGAAGCACCAGGTGAGAAACAAGCTGTCCGCTCGCGGCCACCAGGACGCCTACACCATTGACGGTCGCCCCGCAAAGGGCGGTGTAGGAGCTCTGGACGAGTCCACTTCTGCCCAGTCCGTAGGTCCTTTGGAGGTCTATTCTCTGATGGCCGGTGGCCAGACGGAGTTCCTGAAGGACGTCGCCGGCATCAAGTCGAACCGGAACGTGGACTACTGGAACGCCTACCAGCTTGGCCTTCTGACACCTCCTCCGGTGGTTCCTCAGGTGCTGGACAAGTTCCACAAGTACCTGCAGGGAGCAGGTGTGAACCTCCGCATGGAAGGGAACACCATCAAAGCCCTGCCGATGACGGACAAGGACATCCTGGCTCGGAGCAAGGGAGTAATCACTGAGCCTACTGTGGTCCGTACGTCTGGTGCCCACCTGATCGAAGAAAAGGGCGGCTTGTTTGACCGGTCTATTACCGGCGGCACCGCGGGCAAGGAGAACAACTGGGCGCACATCGAGCTGGCAGAGCCTATCCTTCACCCGCTTTACGAAGCGCCGGCGATGGCGTTGACTGGGCTGAAGAAGAAAGAATTCAGCGACATCCTTGCCGGTAAGACCTATGTCGACAAGGACGGCGAGCTGCACAGTTCGTCGGGACCGGACAGGGTAACCGCTGGCTTGGCCATGGAGAGACTGCTCGGCAAGATCAACGTGGATTCGGATCTGAGGTCTACGCAGGCCAGGCTCCGTACGGTCAACAAGACAGACCGGCCGAAACTGATGAAGCAGGTCAGGTATCTCTCCGCTTTGAAGCAGATGAACCTGAGCCCGAAGGAAGCATTCATCAACAAGTACATTCCGGTCATCCCGCCGAGTGCTCGACCCATTTACGCCATGGGAGACGGAAACCTCAACGTAGCGGATCCGAATCACGGATACCGCGAAGTGTTGTTCGTGAATCGGTCTCTCCAGGATCTCAAGAAGGCCGGCGTAGAGGAAGATCTCCTTCAGCCTCAACGGGAAGGTCTGTACCGTTCCGTTGTGGGCATGGTAGGCCTGTCTGAGCCGATGACCCGTAACGCAAACTTCAAGGGGTTTATCTCGGCCATCGCAGGTCCTCAGAACAAGTTGGGCCTGTTCCAGTCGCAGGTTGTGAAGCGCACCCAGGATCTCACCGGCCGCTCCACGATCATCGTCGACCCGACTTTACATGTGGACGAGATCGGTATTCCGTTCAAGATGGCCCAGAAGATCTTCGCCCCGTTTGCGATTCGTCAGATGGTCACGTCTTTCGGACTCAAGCCGATTGACGCACGCACAGAGCTTGAGGAGATGACCCCGCGGGCTCAGAAGGTTCTTGAGAACGTTGCCGCGGAGCGGCCGGTGATCATGAACCGTGCTCCGTCACTGCACAAGTTCAGCACTGTCGCGGTGAAGGCCAAGCTCGTTCCCGGCCAGGCCATCCAGGTAAACCCGCTCATCGTAGGCGGCCTCAACGCGGACTTCGATGGAGACACCGCGGCGATTCACGTTCCGGTGTCAGAGAAAGCTCGTATTCAGTCGTGGGAAAAGCTCCCGTCCCGGACCTTGCTTTCACCCAAGGATCTGAGCGTAATCCACGGCCCGTCGAAAGAGGCACTGTACGGTCTGTACGCGATGACCAACCCGTCCACCAAGAAGGCGGTTTCGGTAAAGACTCCGGCTGACGTACTCAAGCTGGTCCAGTCGCGGAAATTGGACATGAATGACCCGGTGAATTACCAGAACAAGACCTGGACCGCCGGACACTTCGTGATCAACAATGACCTTCCGAAGGAGTATCAGATCGACAACCAGCCTCTTACTGGAGGCCGGACCAAGGATCTGATCAACCGGATGGCTAAGGATGCTACGCTTCGCGGCAAGGCCGGCGACTTGATCACCAAGCTGAAAGACCACGGATTCACCCACGCCACGACGCTGGGAACATCCATCAGCCTGGATGATCTTACAAGTGCCCAGTTAGACACTCTGCACAACAAGATCATCCCGAAGGTAAACCAGCTGGCCAAGAAGGACCCCCTGAAGGCTATCAGCTGGGGCTCTGAAAACGCCAGTAAGGCGATGGAGCAGTTGAAAAACAATCGCCTCGCGGAGCTGACCTATAAGTCCGGCGCTGGCGGCAAGTACAAGACCAACGTTCAGCAGATGGTTCTGGCTCCTATTGGAGTTCAGGATGTGAAGGGCAACGTGGTCCCGGTCCCTATCACCCGCGGGTACGCTGAAGGAATGAATCTCGGGTCGTATTGGGCAACGTTGCCTGGCATGCGTAAAGGTATCGCAGACCGCGCTCTTGCCACGGCAGATACCGGTGCGTTTGCCAAAGAGCTTCAGAACACCACGATTCACATGAGGATCGTGGAAGACGACTGCGGAACCACCGACGGTGTTGATCTTCCTATCAACCACCCGGACCTGCAGGGCAGGTTCATGTCGTCTAACGGACGGATGCTCGACGGGTCCCTGATGAAGTCTTTACGGTCCAAGAACGTGAAGACTGTCAAGGTTCGCAGTCCGGCCACCTGTCACGCTCACAGCGGCATCTGCGCCAAGTGCATGGGAACCAACGAGCACGGTGGCCTGTACAACAAGGGCTTCCACGTCGGTACTCTCGTTGGAACTACGATCTCCGAGCCTCTGACCCAGATGGTCATGCGTAGTTTCCATACGGGCGGAGCCGTGGGCGGAACCGAAGTAGGCTACAAGCGCATCTCGCAGATTTTCAACATGCCGGCCAACATGCGCGGCAAGGCTCCATTGGCCTCAAGAGATGGGGTTGTCGAGAACATCGTTGATACCGATCGAGGCGGCTACGAGGTTCATATTGACGGAGTGAAACACTTCGTTCCGACGGAGCTCGACCTGAGCGTGAAGGTCGGCGACAAGATTCGTGCAGGTGACAAGCTTAGCCGCTACGGTGTGATTCACCCTCGCGAGCTTGCTCAACATAAGGGAATCGAGGCAGCTCGTGATCTGCTGCTGAACGACATCGACACCGAGATGAGGTTGTCCGGGCAGAACATCCGTCGTCGGGTGTACGAGGCTGCTGTCCGGCCGCTGATCGACAAAGCGATCGTTGTTGACCCTGGTGATGCCGAGAAGGAACACGACATCCAGCCCGGCGACGTGGTGAGTTCCAATTTTGTTCGCTCGCTCAACAAGAAGCTGAAGAACCCTATCAAAGCGGAACCGCACCTGATGAGCGTGAAGGAGGTACCGTTCACCTCGACGGACTTCATCGGTCCGCTGATGGCCCAGCGTCTACCCCGTACGTTGAAGCAGGCTCCGGCTATCGGAGCCGTCACCAAACTGAAGGGGTTTGAAGCTCATCCGATTGTCGAGTACGCTTACGGAAAGATGGCTTCCGATGAAGAGCTTACCGTAGTGTGGAGCGACGATTGAGTCTTACTGATCACCCGAGTCAGATGATGAGCGGCATTGTTCTCGGCTACGACGCTGAGAAGAATATCTATCGGGTAAGGCTTGATAGAGGCCAACCCGTCGATGCTCGGATTCTAGACACTGGAAACAATCGGGCCCTGCACGATGGGACCAAGGTTTTCTGTGTCAGAGCAACTACGACCCAGTGGCTGATTCTCGGGGCAATTCCCCTTATCTCCAAGGGGGTCACGTCCGACCCGGAAGTAAACCGGCAATTGAACCTTTTCCCTACGTCTCCCCAGCTGGATGAGGATACTCCCAGTTTTCGACAGCCCGGAGACACAGAGAGCCTCGGCCCAGGCGACTACCAGACCATTGCCCAGTCGGACAGTTCCTTCTCTCGCTTGGTCTTGTGGGCAGTCGGTGGGGCGCTTATTGAGGCCGGAAGAAGAACTTTTCGGTTCATGAATGGGGTCCTTGGTGTGATCAAGGATTTCTGCTTCACGTACATTCTTTCCGTTCCTGGTTCGACTTTTGGACTGGTAGCCAAGAGTGTGGAGAAGAAAACTCAAGCTTCTTTGGACCTCCAACCGACCCTTGTGGAAGGCGCAGAAGAGATTGACCGTCTGACGGTTTTGGTAGGAGCTGACGCGGTTAGTCAGGACGGCGAATCGCCGGTGGCCAGGAAACAAGGGTCCTGCGGAGAAGTCACATCAGCAGAGACTGGAAAGTCCGGCATCAGCCTGGTTCTGGGATCCTTCATCAAGGCCTTGATGGACTCCCAGGCCGGCAAGATGAAACTCTCCCTCGGGGAAAATAACGTCTTTGAGTTCGATCTGCAGGAGCTTAGAGCCGCCCTCAGTGACACCGAACTCACCATGGATGCCAACGGGATTGTTCTTCGGAAAGGTAACGAAACCATAAACTTGGGGCTGCAGGAGCTCATTTTTACCGTTACGGCGCTTACAATGACTGTAACAAATGCCGTAAACCTGACGGCCGCCGAGGTCAACATCCAAGGCGTGACGTCGATCAACGGCTACAAGTTCGTGGAGGATTTGATTACGACGTTGAACCAACAGTGGTTGTTACAGTACAACACCCATGTTCACACGTCGGATGTTCCGGGCGCACCAACGAGTCCTCCTACGACTCCGCCGTTCACGCCCATTATTCCTTCGGGGTAAACTATGTCCAACAACCTCTTCATCGACCTTCCCTCGTTCCAGTTCGAGAAGACGGCTGACGTTCGCCTCCCTGCTGATACCTCTCAGTGGGAGCACGCGATTTTCAACGCTCTGTCCGATCAACACCCGAACTTGCCGACTGACCAGTTCCGTTTGTCGCTCAACTCCGTGGACGAAGGTACACGCAGCGCGATCGGGAATATCGTCATTCGTGACGGACTGCAGATCCCCGTGATCATTGACCAGGGGAAGTTGAAACCGTTCGACATGTTCCTTCACGAAGGCAAGCTTTTCTCCATGGACCATGACGCCCTGGCCCAGGCGATCCAGAACACCAATTTTGGCGAGATCATGCCCCCTGGTCAGGGCGAGATCATGGACGTGTTCCTGACTCACAGCCGACCGCCTTACGACGGCAAGTACACGTTTGCCGCCTACCTGGGCGACAAGGACAAGTACCTGGAAATCTTCGAGAGCGTCATGGGCGACAAGGCATCAGCTTTCGTCGAACAGGACGTGGCTGTGAAGGGTATTCTGAAAGACGCCGGGACCAAGACTTACGACATCAATATTGCCACCAAGACCGCTTCGATCGTGAAGAGCGCCGCGGTGCCGATTCAACAGGAAGTGTACAAGCCCATCGTAAGCTCCGGCTGCTACAAGGTGGCCGGCTACGACGGCAAGCGTTACCGCGGGTGGTTCGTTCAGAAGCCCTACGATCCAGGGTTTGAAGGGCCTTCCCACCTTTTCGTTCCGTTTTCCAAGCACGCCTTTGCCTACAAGATCGGTACAAAGGAGTCTCTGCAGGACATCGGTGGAGTCAAGGAAGACACGCTTAGCCGTCTTCCTGACGACCAGATAGACGGCCACGGCTCGTTCTGCTGGATCAACAAGCAGGGTGAACTCCGTGCCACGGTGCCGGTGAAGATTCTTGGTAGGTCCACCAACGGATTCTACGCCAAGACCGCCTCCGTTCTTAGCCAGTCGATACGCGTCGAGCTGGACTCTGATCTGGATGAGCCGATCACCCTGGCCGGCGTGATGTACGTGCCCAAGCATGCGAGTTGGATGCACATCAACGAGAGCGAGTTGGACCTCAAGGAGGCCTCTCGTCAGACCCTGTTTGAACGTCCGTTCATGACCATCTTCCGCACCTCGGACGACCGCTATCGTGTCGAGGTGCCCTCGCACATCAAACAGGCATGCTTCCCCGACCTGCCGGAAAGCCTGAACAAGAAGCAGGCCGCTGACTTCCTGGGGAACATGTACGAAAGCGAAAGTGTTGCGACGGTTCTGACCACTATCCGCGCCCGTGGATCGGTCATGCTTCGCGCTCCTCAGGTGACCAAGACCGCAGGAGTCCGCAAGGACAAGATGAGCTCGGCCTGCAAGAAGATCGCTCCCATGGTGAAGAAAAAGGCAGAGGAGGCGTTCAAGGCTTTCCTGTCGATGCGTTATCTTCCCGACATGACTCTCCTCAAGAAGGTCGGAACGGTCATCCCTCTCGCCAAGATCGCGAACGAGGACATGACCCAGGACGACGTCGATGAGGGACTGGATGCTACTCTCGGTCTGAATATCTTGACCGACGAGAACATTATGAAGTATCTTGACTACGTCGATTTGTTGGATTCCGCGAGGCAGGCCGCCTTGAAGCTTCTTTTGGCCGCTCGTCTCGGGCTTCCGGTCGACGAAGGCGCCGCTCGGTCCGCTGCATTCGCGTTAGACGGAATCATCACCGACCTCCGCCAGCTTAGAACCATGACGATGCCGGCGATGTAAGCTGATGGAGAAGTCACCAAGCTTGTCCAAGTCAGGGATTTGCGAAGCATTCAACCTGACCGAAGCCACGCTTGCTCATCTTGAAGACCTTGAACTGTTCGATTCTTCGGACGGTAAGGTTGTTCGAGGTGAGCGGCGTTACGTCGTTGACGATGGTCTGAGAGACGTCTTTGAGCTGGGGCGGGCTCATTTTTCCAGCGTCAAGACTAAGCAGCTTCCTCTGTTTCCTTTCCAAAGAGCCATTGTTTTTTACCTCCTCTCAGGAGGACCGAAAACAGCTTTCAAGATTCTCAATGATCGAGGGTTTGTATCGTCGAATAGGCCGTCGGATAAGTACTTTCAGGCCTTACACAACAAGCTGATCGACCTGGCTCCAAAAGTCATCAAGAAGTGGGTAGCTGGTGAGGAGGAGGAGCCCACCGACGAGAACGAGAAAGCGGTAGAGCTTTACCTGGACATACTTGGACTCGCCGACTTCTGGGATGATCCCGATCAGGTAGAGCTTTCGTTCCTGTATGACGACATCCGCGTTCGGATCCTGTTGGAGGCCATGCTCTGTACGCAGGCCAAGTACGAAGAGATCGCAGACGTACTGTCCATCCACTTTGACATGGAAGTAAGTCCGGTAGACATCGAGGTCTACCACAACTTCTATTTCGATCGGTCCTTTCTTGACGAGAGGGATTGGAAGCTGTGGCTGAAGGGACTCGGAGACACACATCAGACCAGGGTCAAGGACAGTGTTGACCTGACCTTTTCCGAGTTCGCCCGGAAGTACCGTATCACCAAGTATCTGAATACCTCAGAAGAGATCGACGCCATGCTCGCCGTGTCGCAGCAAGGTTTCTGGCAACATAAAGAAGCGGCGGCCTACGGGTCGATGGACGCAATCAAGAAACAGGCTATTCTCATAACGAACAGCCTGAAGCTTTTTGAGGCCAGGATGAGCCTCGCTCCGACGGATGTAAGCAGTGTCAACGATCGTCTGAAGATGGAGTTCACGAAGCCCGCGAACCTCAAGATCGTAAACCGTGAAGACTTTGACCCGAACGAAATCGACTCGCCGAAGATCGCGAAGGAGGCAGGACTCCGCGATCCTTCAGCCAAGGAGCAAGGCGCCTAATCTAAAGGTTCTGGACGAACCTGTAGATCCGAGAGCGCCTTTAGATCCCGATGTTCTCCGCGCCCCCAGGTCGGAGATCTTCGAGAAAATCATCCATATTCGACCGACGGTCAACTACTCACTCGCTGACCGTCCGTACCTTCGTGAAGTAATCGAACTGGAAGCTCCAGAGACGGTGCTCAAGTGCGGCCGGCAGGTGGGAAAGTCGGTGCTGCTCGCCTCGGACGAGGCCACTGAAGGGGCCAGAATCCCAGACCTGGGCCATCTGTACGTAGCCCCGCGAGGAGAGCAGGCTGCCACCTTCTCTCGAATGGTGTTCGACGTCATGTGTCGATCGTCCCCGTACCTGTCCTGGCTGATTCCAAAGGGCCTGCAGGCGGTGTGGCAGATCGGCACCCGGATGATGACCAACGGTTCTTATTTTTACTTCAGGTCAACGTTCAACTCGCCCGACGCCATCCGTGGTCTTACCGCCTACAGAATCAAGTTCGACGAGTTCCAGGACATACCGTCCGACCATATCGGTCCCATCGAGGAGGTAGCCGGTAACGCTCCTGCTGAGCTCAAAAAGATCATCAGGGCCGGCACTCCCAAGACCTTCGATAACCCACTGGAAAAGTACTGGGGGCAGAGCTCCCAGTGCGAGTGGTATATCAAGTGCCCAGACTGCGGGTACTACAACTTCCAGGACGAGAAGCTTCTACGTCCGGATCGCTTTGCCTGCCGTAAGTGCGACGGAACACTTCATCCTCATATCGGGGTGTGGGTTCCTGGTCGTCCAGACATGCTGGGGAAACGAAACGGCTGGCGAATCACCCAGCTGATGAACCCCAACAAAACTCCCGAGGAACTCTGGGAGAAAATGCACAACTACCCCATGTCTCAGTTCATGAACGAGGTCATGGGTCTGAGCTATGCGGAAGGACAGCTCCTGCTGTCTCAGACGGATATCCAGCGTGCTTGCAACCCCCGCAGAAAGATGGCCGGTATCGGTTTGTTGCACCCGTTCCATCTCACCGCAGGAATCGACTGGGGTACCGGTGGCCTGGGTGCCATGTCTTCCAAGGGATCATCGAGGGTTTCTTACACGACGCTTACCATCGGAGGTATCAGGGACGGCCAGTTCCACGTGGTGTACCAGAAGCGATTCACCGGCGCCGAGGCCGAGCTATCCAAGCAGCCGGAGATCATCAACCACATCCTTTCCGCCTTCAAGGTCCGGGTGGTCTTCTCTGACTGGGGTTTTGGAGCCCCGTTGAATGCCATCCTGATGAACCAGTACGGGTGGATGTACCGAAACCTGTTCCAAATTCAGGAAGGTGCCCAAAAAGAGATGATCCGGTGGAGCAAGGAGTCCGGAAGGTACACCATCGACCGGAACGAAATGTTCATCAAGGTCATCGACGACATCAAGCACCAGCGCGTGGAGTTCTTCAACTACGACGAGTTCCGGGACTTCGAGGAGGATTACACCTCGATCTACGTTGAATTGGATGCAAACAAGCGTCGGATGAAGTTTGACCACACCAAGCCGGATGACTGTTTTCACTCAACCAGCTATGCTTATTTTGCCGCTCTCAAACTGGTCGGAGCACTTAGTCGCTACGATATGACCTCTTTGGTCACGTGACCAAGGCGATCTTTTCTATTTTGTCTATGTAGAGGCTTTTCGGGGATAACCATGGATCTGACAGCTTACGAGCTTGCCAGAATGGCGAACAAAGCCGCCAGTGGTTTTGCCGAGACCGGAGACCTGACTGCGGAAGTGGCCAAGATCGCTACAGACAGCGAGCTTACGCCGCCCCAGATTCAGACCTTGGTCAACGAGGCAAACCACGAGGTGAATCGTCGTCTGTACAGTACAGAGGACGATAAGCGGTTCGCATTCAAGGTGGCAACTCTTGACGGGGTGATGAACTCCCTGAACGGCAAGTCCGCCCACCTGAAGGTGGCGGCTGTTGTTCGGGCTGGTTTTGACGACCTGTCCATCGATCGGCCGCTGGAGAAGACTGCGGCCTCTAAAATCGATCCGGACTGGATTCGGGACCCGGAACTTCGCCTTCGTGACACCAAGGCCTACCTCAAGCAGGCTGCGGAGAAGCTTCAGTCCTACGCGGACGAGTGCTCCTCGAAGAAGAACGCTTTGTCTCTCAAGATCGCTGAGTCCAGGGCCTATGCCCTGGGAGAGATCAAGCAGCTGGTCCGCAACGGGGTCCCGTTCAGCGTCCTGTACAAGGCGGCACAGCGGTTCCACCCTGAAACCCCGAAGGCCATCAAAGGAATCTTCGAAGGGTTCCACAAGGACTACTCCAAGACTGCTTCCGCTGTCGAGAAGGATCTTTTGAAGTTCGATCCTGACGCCATGGACGGCAAGGATGAGATCGGCACTCGCATCGTGAACGGTAACCATCCGTTGTTCATCCACCTGGATGACATGGCGGCCGACCTGCAGAAGTACCACGACGCCAATATCTGCAATGAGGGTCTCCGCAACACCTTCAGCGCAATCACCTCCGCCATCCACCGGCTGAATACCCCGAAGGATGTCGACAACTACCTGGCGAACGAATCCCAGAGGTTCGCTTACGCCGTGAAGAAGGGCATGGATGCGGCCCTCGATGCGATCGTCGAGCTGAGGGAAGCACTCCCAAAAGCTGATGGGCACGAGAGTGAGAAAACGGCTGGTCCGAGGTGGCAGGCTTTTTCGGCCAAGTATCCTCGTACGTCTCGTGCCCTGAAGTACATGACCACGCCCTCAGGAGGTGTTGTTGCCGCCGGTAAGGCCCTCGCTGCTCCAGCGGTTGGTGCCGCCAAGGTCATCGAGCACTCTCCTGAGATCGCCAAAGGAACTATGAAAGCATTCAGGAGTCCGTTGGGGTTCGGTACATACAATGCTCCTGGACTCGCCTCGCTTGCCGGACTGCTGTGGGCTACATCACAGGCTGGCAAAGGACTCGGTGAAACCGCTGGGATCGCCAAACACGACATCCTGGCCGGCGGGTCTCGTTCCGCCGGCGTAGGGTTGGCGTAGGAGATTACATGACCAAGTTGATCGACAAGTACGCCTCTCTCGTGGATATCGACGGACTCACTGACGACGAGGCGGAATTCATCGGTCGGTTTTCTGCAGATATGGCTTCAGCCAAGATTGCAGGTGACGAGGAGCTGCAGGGTAAATACCTGGCAGCCTTCGTTTTGTCTTTGCCTGAACCTGTGGTCATGAAGGTTGCCAGAGTCCTTGATGAGATCTGCGTCGCAGGCGAGATGGAGAAGTCGGCGTTCGATTGGGGACGTATGGCCTCCGGACTGGGTCGCGGCTTGAAGGGTGTTGGTCAGGCAGCAGGAAAAGGCCTGTTGTTCGGTACAACTGCTGCTGCGGTACCGGCCTTGATCGGGGTGAGCGCAAGGGCCATCGGTAAAAAGATCGACGCTGCAACCTCGGACCACGGAGCTTCAGTTCTGACCCACGTATTCCAGAAGCATCCCGAGCTTCGTGACAACGTCGAACAGGTCACCGCGAACTACGCGACCATGCAGAAGTTCTCCCCGACCCTGGCGAAAGACCCCAATGCGGCGGGAGCTCTTCTTTCGAACATCAATCAGCTTGGCCACGGCGGCATGACCTACCACGTTCTTTCGGACCTGGCGAAGATGGAGTCCAGCGTAGCCAAAGCACACGCCGATGATCCCGGAGGTTTCTTCTCGCAGTTCGGAAAGGAACTTGGCCACGGGGCAGGCGACATTGGCCGCAGTGTGGGGGCTCGGGCTGTCGAGCAGAGTATTTTCCCGCGACCCTAGAGAGCTCGCGGCCAGACTGCGGTAACTACCAGTTCGAGTACATATAATGGGTTTGTACGACAACATCCGTTCGAAGACCGAGGACACGCAGACCAGTGGTCCGCGTGCTCGTCAACGAGGGGATCTTGTCCCGCAACCTGAGATGTTAGGTGGACCGGCGGCGGATTACCCCGCCGTTCCGTTTCGTGAGGACGTGACGATCACTGCTGATAATCCGAGGACGTTGCCCTCTATTCCCAAAGACTTGCTTGACGCTATCCAGGCTGAAAGCGATCTTCCGGAACACGGGCCCGCCAGGGGGGCGGCGATTCTCAGGGCAGCAGCTTTGAAGTTGTTGGCGAAACCTCTCGGAACCAAGGAAGGTGACTAGTGTCTTTTGTAAAGTTCACTCCTCCCGCTGTGGACGTTTACGAGCTGCCCGCGATTGACTTGTTCAGCCGTGAGCTCTCGAAGTACGCGTCCAGGAATTACCTTCCGCCTAAAATCGAAGAGTACCTGAAGACCGCTGAGCCTATCGAGGGCGGTCGGATCATCCTTGTCCACGGCCTGGGTTCCGACGAAGTCTGGGGAATCAACAACAACGGCGACAGCTTCCCTGAACACATGATCAACGACGATGGCGTCAAGGAAGCCACGTTGATCAATTCGGACCCCAACAACGATTGGGGCTACATCACCTTCGAAAAATACGCCCACTCGTTTGCGGATCACGTCAACAACCACCCGAACAACACGATCGGCGGTAAGGTTATCCTTGCTGACTGGAACCCGGAGATGCACCGGGTCGAAATCGTGATGCCGATCAACCCGAAGATGGCCAAGACCGCTGCAGCTCGTCATAAGGCCGAAGAAGCCATCCAGCGCATTGACCGCGGCGAGCCGGTGGATGTCAGCATGGGCTGTTTCATCGCGGGCACTCTTATCACGATGGCTGATGGGTCTCGTAAGCCGATTGAAGAGATTCAGGTCGGTGACTGCGTGATGACCCATAAGGGTCGGTCTCGCAAGGTCACCGAGCTACACAAGCGCCCGTACGACGGTGTATTCTTCTTGATGCGTCCAGAGGCGCACGAGCCTTTTGTCTGCACCCAGGAACATCCGTTGCTGGTGGTGGACCGCGATGATGTGAAGAAAGGCAAGTCTGGTGGCCTTCGTTGGGTTAGCCAGGAAGAGGCCGCACGTATCGAGCCTAAATGGATTCACGCAGAGTGTTTTGACCCAGAGCAGCACTACTTGCTTGAGCCGGTCCTTCAGGATGTTTTGACCCCTGAATATGCCACTCGTGAGTTTGCTCGTCTTCTCGGCTACTACGTTGCCGAAGGCCATGTTCTCCGCAACAAGAGTAAGGAAATCTGTGGAGTAGAGTTCACCGTGAACAGGTCGGACACATTCTTGACCGAGATCGGGGAGCTTGCAGAGAAATACGGTACGAAAAATCCGCCTGTAATGCGCCAAAGGGACAACTGCGACGATGCGGTGTCTGTTCAGATTTTCGACGCGGAATTGGCGAATCGGCTGTATTCACACGGTGGTTCGTACGCCAAACATAAAAAGTTGTCTGAATCGTTCATGCAGTGGCACCCGGACATTCAGCGCGAGTTTGTCGGCGCATGGGCGGAAGGCGACGGACACGGGTTGGATTCTGGGGCCCTGAGTATTTCCACTGGATCCGATGCCTTGGCCTGGCAGTTGATGACTGTCTTGGCCCGGATGGGTGCGTGTGCTTCGATCAACTGCCTTACCCACAAGGCCGGGTCTGGTTTCTCAAAGAAGACCACGTACGAATGGGTAATCCACATCGGAAAGCAGTGGGCACAAAATCTTCACGATGTGTGCTTGAAAGTCAAAGACTCGCCTATCCTTCTGGCGAAGAATAACCGTATGCACACAGGTAAGTTCATCGTCACTCCTGTGCGTGAGATGGAAGCCAGCCGTAATTCCGTCGATGTTTACAACTTCGAGGTTGAAGAAGACGAGTCCTACGTAGCCGCTGGCGTTGCGGTTCATAATTGCAAGGTCGCTTTTGATGTCTGCAAGATCTGCAAGAACAAGGCCAAGAACCGCTCGGAATACTGTGACCACGCCAAGTACGCCATGGGCCAGGTCATGTCCGACGGTCGTCGGGTCGGAGTAGACAACCCCAGGCCGAAGTTCTTCGACATCTCCTACGTGAAGAGAGGCGCCGACAGGGCTGCTAAACTCCTCATGAAGGTGGCCAGCACCACTACGGTAGTGCGGGTGCCTGACTGGCCCGACCGCCACAAGAAGGCCAGTAAGGGTGCAGAAGACAAACACAGCGCCATCAAGAAGCAGATACCTGGCGAAGCGGTAGACCCGATCAATGCTCTGGCTGAAAGAGCCGAAGTCGACGTTTTGAAGAGCACGGTCCCCTTCGACATGTCTACATCAGAGGCACTGCCGCCCAAGGTGGCCAGGCTTTTCAACGTCTACCCCGCAGCCGACGTGTTGTCGACGTTGACCGCGGTGGGCGTCATTCTTCTGCCTCACGAACTTCCAGAGAAGGTTGCAAGTGAGCGGTTCTACGCCAAGGAGCCGAACACCAACATTCTCGATGACATCGATATTCACGACCTGATGGTAAAAAGGTCGATGTACACCCCGTTCCTGGTTATGCGCTTGATGAGAAAGGGCGCATCATCGGGGTTCGGGAAGAAGGTCGCATCCGATATGGCTGCAGACTCTGCAGCCATGAAACGGTACGAAAGGTACGTGAACTTCTTGAAGACATCCTTCCAGACCTCCTCGCAGGTCGAAGGGTGGAACAAGATGGTTACCGCAAGCCACCGTATCGTGGAAACCCTGGCCTCCGAGTCCGACAAGGTTCTCGGGCTTTGGAAGGACGCAGGTTTTCCTGACCTGGATGACGACACGAAGGCGCTGCTGGGGACCGAGTGGTCTCGGGCATCGTCTCTAGTCAAGGCAGCCCTGCAGCAGGGTTGGTCAGACCTCGGAACCAAGATCAAGGATGTTGGTCAGCAGGTCTGGTCAGGCGTCAAGGGTGATGTAGCCAATCTCGCCGGCAAAGCCAAAGGACTGGGTGCTAAAGCCCTGTCGGCGGCCAAGCCGGTGGCTGATGTTGGCGCACACGCTCTGGGTGTCGGAGGAGGACCCTATCCTGCATCTGCTTTGTTGGCGTACGGTGGTGCTCCTCTCGTCATGAGTTCGTTCTTTGCGGACAAGATGAGGAGAGGTGAAGATCCCGGAGCCGTCGGCCAGTTTGTGGCCAAGCACCCCTTGCTTTCCTCAGGGGCGTCAATTCTGGGGTCGTTATGGTTACACAGGATGGCGAACAGGTATCGCTAAATCCTTCTACACTGATGACGGATAGAAATCCGTTTGACTTGGGAGAAATAACATGGATCTGGAAAAGCTGGCTGCGCTTCTGAACGAAGACGTCGATACTCGTGCAGATGAAGCCGCCAAGGCCAAGCCCGCAACCGACAAGACCGCTTCGAACGAGGGCGACGAGAACACCGACGAAGAGACCATGAAGGTCGCTTCGGAGCTGTTCGCGATGGGCGACATCATCGCCAGTGGTTTTGTCAATCACCTCGTCAACCGCGTCAAGGAAGCCAACAACCCGTCCCCGGACGCCGGCGACGGTGATGGTGGTAAGGGCTCTGTGGCCAAGGCCAAGGGCGATGCCCTGCCGAACAACACGGCGCCGATGCCCGCAGACGAAGAGGACCACAAGCTCAAGGAGCAGGGCCTCAAGAACACCGGGCCGAAGGTGAACGAAAAGGGTGACAGCCAGGGTCACGGTATGGGCGAGGGAGGCGGCAAGACCGGCTCCGACAAGGCTCTCCTGGACCGTCTGGCCCGCGCTCTCCGCAAGTAGCGGATGGCGTTGAACAGGTTGTTGTAACCCAAACATGAAAGGAACGGCCATGGCCGAAGAACTGAGCTTCACCAAGTTGCTCGCCGACTACGGGCGCAACAAGGTCGCCGGCCAGGACGAACCGTCGAACGAAGAGACAGACGAGACCGAGGCCAGCACCACGGAAGACTCCAAGGAAGCATCCAAGGAAGCATCCACCAAGCTGGCCGGCCTCGACTGGCTCAACCACAACTCGGCGGCTCTCGAAAAGTTCGCCTCGGACATCTCCGAGGTCATGGACAATGACGAGAACCGCGAGTTGTTCGGTCGTTGCCTGGACGCTGTGACCCTTTTGAAGGTCGGTGGTTATCTCGCCGACGACATGTCGGATACGGCCAAGGATGTTGTTATCCTGGCCAATGAACTCTACCGCCGCCTCCCGTAGGTCGGGGCCAACTAAAAAAGGAAAAGACCAATGGGAGATCTTACTCTTACGAAGGTGGCAGCCTCTCTGAACCGGATGCAGCGGGAACAGGAGAACCGCTACGCCCTTGAACTGTTTTCTTCCTACACCAGGGAAGACCAGGTCAAGATCGCGCAGTGTTTTGAGTTCCTGAAGCAGTCGGAAGAGGCTACCAAGGTTGCTCACGAGAAGGGTGAGCTGGACGCGGAACACGTCGTTGCTCCGATGACTCCGGCCCGCCGTCTCAAGGTGGCCATCGAGCTGGCTCACTTCAACGAGCTGGCCTCGAATGAGGAACTGGCCAAGCAGGCTGAAGAGGCTGCTGCGGCAGGTGCCCTGATGTCCAACCTGTTTGTCGACTACGTCAAGCAGGCAGAAATGCCCCCGCAGTTCATGGCCATGAAGGAAAAGATGCAGAAGGCCAAGGACGGCGACGGCGACGGCAAGAAGCTGGAAGGCAAGGGCAAGAAGGAAGACAAGAAGGACGACGAAGACGACAAGGATAAGGAAGACTAACGTGTCCGAGTCTTTCGACGATATCCTCATGAATGCCATGCAAGCCGCTCAGGTGGAGGGGTTGGTTACCCCCTCCACCGAGAGCGGTCGACTTGATGTTCATAAGGAGTCCAGTGAGCCGGAGGAGCCGGATTCACTGGTACAGGAACATCTTCAGGCGGAGTCCAGTAAAGAGGCCCAGAGCACCCACGTTCGTATGACGAAGGTTGCCCTGCTGGCCTTACTCACCGCAGGCGACAGTTGCCTGTCCGTTGAGAGAGTCAGGCATGGACGATAAGCAGGCACATGATCTTCTCAAGGCGGCTACCTTCGCTAAAGAGCAGTTGAAGATAGCGCAGGACAAGATTGCCATGCTTGAGGAAAGCTTGAAGAGAGAGCAGGGGGAGAAAGCTGCTGCCACCCTCGCGCTTGAGTTGGTTAGTGAAGGCCGGATCGACCCGGAGGATGCGCCGGCATTCGCTAAAAAGGCAGCAGAACAGGGAGTCGACTTCGTCAAGCGTGCTTTGGACCTTGACCTGCTTACACCCGAATCTTTCGGGTCTTTGTTGGAAAAGGACGAGGTAGATGGGGTCAAGGTCGCTGGGGATTCGCCCACAGTGGGTGGGAAAGAAATTTCCAGATTTGACCGGAGCTTTTACGAGCTCAAGTACACTCTGTATGGAGATGAGCCCCCGTACGATTCCGTATAGGTGCTCTTGAAACACACTTTTTTGGAGGAACCAGATGCCGTTTTTTGACGACACGACCGGTCAGGTTCCGACGACTTACCTCGTCGAGGTTGACGCGAAGGCCGAAGCGTGGGAGCGTATTTCGATCCCCCGTGGAAACGTTGTCATTCCCGAAGGCGCTGTCTTCGTGAGGGACGACCGCCGGCGTGCCGCCGAGCCTGCAGCGGTTGACGGAGTGTCCTTGCTGGACGATCCGTTCATTTACATCAATTACGCCAATCCGTTGGCCCCGCAGACGAACGATCGTCAGACGTTCAATGTGGCTGGCCAGGGGATTCGGTACTCGGTGGACCTGGATGGCGGCAACTATGTCGGCATCATGGGCCCGAGTCTTCGCATCACCATGCCGTATGACGCCCGGTTCTTCGTGACCGCCGACATCGGCCTTTTCGTTCAGGGCGATCCGATCACCCTGAAGCGCGAAACTGCCGGTGCTGCGGAACGTCCGGGAGCGATCAAGTTCGGTCGCCCGACCGGCGGCGACAACGCCGACGGCCGTGCTACCCTGCTGGCCGCCCCGACTGCTGGCGCGGCTGCGCAGTCTGCCCTGTCGTTCGCGACTGTGGAGTCCTTCAGCCCGAACAACCAGAAGATCACCTTCATCTTCACCAACTCCGGCAAGCGCGTGGTCTAGTAGGCCACGCTTGTTGGTTGGTAGAAGGTTTAGGGTGCTTCATTTTTTGAAAGGAAATGACGATGAGCTTGGTTACCGCCGAAGAATTCAATCCCGTATTCTTCGACGCGCTTCGTCACAACGAGTTCACGAAGGCGGGCCAGGTTGTCGGTGATTACATTCAGGAGCGTATCCGTGAGTCTGGCTTTGCACGGAAGATCCTGGATGTCCAGACCGTCACCGAGAACGACCGCGGCATGCAGGTGGACCCGAACGGCGCCCACGACGGATTCGAGTACGTCGTGCCCATCGAACCCAACACGGTGGCACAGCGTGTGGACTTCCGTGGTGAGCCGGAGCGCGTCTGGATTCCGGGCAATCGCTTTGCGATCCGCTTCCAGAAGATCTCCACGAACGAGTTTGCGAAGCCGGAGGAAGAACTCCTGGCCCACCGCGAGCCTGTTCTGAAGATCATCGAGCAGAACAGCATCAAGGACATGCAGGAGCAGGAGGACATCGCCTTCCTCGACCACGTGAAAGCGTGTGCGGGTATGGCCACCCTGCGCCTGAACGAGACCCCGGCAGCCACAGGTGGTTTCCTGGGTTTCACCACTGGTGCGCAGGTTGATGCCTTCTTCAAGGGTGCTGCCCCTGTGGCGAACCCGAGGACGAGCAGCATCATCCTGAGCCCCAACAACTACTTCCGCCGCGATACCATCGCCGACATGGCGAAGATCCTGCTGGCACGCCAGCTGGAACTGAAGGTGTTCCTGATGTCCGCCCAGGACTTCGTGGATACCCTTCGTTGGTTCGCGGATGAGGTGGGCCACGAAATCGCCACCAGGATCACGATCGGTGGGTACAAGGAAGCCACAGTCGGTGGCTACACCTTCGTCACCACGATCAAGACCAACCGTCGTCTCGTGCAGCCGGGTCACATCTACGGCTTCGCGGACAAGACGGCGCTCGGCAAGTTCCTGATCCTCACGGCTCCGAAGTTCTGGTTGAACAAGCGGGCGAATCTGATCCAGATGCAGGCGTGGGAAGTTATCGGTGCTGGCATCGGTAACATCAACGGCTGCGCGATCATCCTGCTTGCCGGTGCAGAACCTCTGGACCTTCCGGTTCCCCCGGAAGTGTTCACCAGCGGTTTCATCCGGATCTATCCGGAAGGCGTTACCCGCACTGCGGTGGCGCCCGACGAATAATCGGGGTGGGAAGCCATACTTTTTTACAAGGACCAGCTTTTGCTGGTCCTTGTTCTTTCCGGATAGATATACTACGAGCCTAAACTGGGAGTAGAGATCAGGAGCCGATATGACTCGGATGGTTATCATGCCTCGTAAGGTTTACGAGGTGAAAAGCAAGGTAGAGGACCCCATTCGCCTTTACCTGGATACCGGAATTCAACGCCACATCAACCCTGGGGATACTGTGATCCTTCTCGGAGAAACGGCTTCCAGGGTAGGCCTGGACCGCGAGATGGTTCGCGATCGTGTGAGCTTCCGCGAGTTCAACATCGTGATGCCGGAGACCACTGATCCCAAGGTCGCTGAGTCGAAGCTGTTCAAGAATGCCCGCGTTCAGTACGAGGACGTGATGAAGCATCTGTTCAGCGGTAACGTGCTGTACCTCGACTCCAACGGCAGTATCTCGGTCAAGCCGCCGGCCGAAGCTCCCAAGGTGGACGACTCAGAGCAGGTTGAAAAGCTGGAAAAGGCCGTCGCCCAGCCTGACCTCAAGGTCGTTCCGAATCCCCCCGAGGAAGAGGCCGAGGAAGAGCCGGAAATCGACCTCGACGAGGGAGATGACGAAGAGAGTGACGAAGCTGTCGACGAAAGTCTTGATACTGAAGGCAGGGAGGACGGGTCCTCTGAGTCGAAGAGCCGCAAGCGTGGGCGCAAGAAGTCGAAGAAGTAATGGCTGCAGAGTCTGCAGCCATACAGGAGTAGTCCGTGCCGTACCCCAATCAAAATCCCAACGTGTTTGACGGTCCGGGGCAGGACGAATCGTTCTACCCGAAGCCGCCGAAGCATTGGGTGGATGTACTCCGTAACTACCTGAGAGACTTCGCCCCCAAGAACATCCTCAGAAACCAGGAATTCGAAAGTACTCCTGAACAGCTGGAGATGGCCTGGGGCCTCGCTCTGATGCACTGGAACCAGACTCCACCTACTTTTGGAGATGTGGGATTTATCAATCATCCGAAGCGGTTGTTTCTTCTCTACAAAGCCGCGATCGAAGTTGTCCGCTCGGTAACTCTTGAGCTCATGAGGAATGAGCTTGACTACACCGACGGCGACGAGCGTTACAACATCAACTCTCAGTACCGCGCCATGATTGAATGGGTAAACCGACTCGATGCCGAGTACAAGGAACTCATCACCAAGGCCAAGACTGAGATCAACAGTTCTGCTGGTTGGGGTGGAAATACGAGCGAGTTCGGGCTTCACTTCCCGCAGCTCAACCGTGCGTCCGCCGGACTTGATTAGCCATGGCCATCGTTTTCGACGAGCTCCGCGTAGATATCATCAATCCGCGTAATGCGGTGGTGTCGTGGGCTATCGAACCGACGAACGAGCCGTTAGGAAACTACCGGTTCGATGTACTTAGGTCCCAAGACCCAGAGAGTGAATTCGAAACTAAAGCTACTGGTCTCCGGAACCAGTACTACTGGATCGATTCGTCCCCGGACGAGCTCTCAAAATGGGCGAAGACCTACTACAAGGTCATGGCATACCAGGTCGACTCCTCCGGGTCCCTGGTGCCAGGTACCGAGGTGACGTCTACCCCGATTGCAGCGGAGGTGGTTCCTGGCGCTCTGGGCCTGTACAAGATCTACGCCAAACAAATTGTCTACCGCCAGACTGGTATCGGGCGAGAGACACTTGTTTTTCGACGTCGTGGCTCAGGTCAGCGGTGCCCAGAGTGCTGGGACCCCGTAGAACAAGTCGTCACCAAGCACAGCTGTAGGGTATGCTTCGGGACCGGGTTCCTTCAAGGCTACTACCCTCCGATCAAGGTCTTGGTGAAGTACAAGCCGTCCGCTCAGGCAAACACAGTTGATACTCAGTTGAAAGAGTTCAACTACATCGAAGGACGGATGTCCAACTATCCGCCCGTAAAGCCGAGGGACATCTTATATGAGATTGGCACTGGTCGGTGGTGGTTGGTAAACTCCATCAGGGTTACGGAGGACCGAAGGGTTCTGGTTTCCCAGTTCATGGAATTACGCCAGTTAGACCCTCGGAACATCGAACAGGATCTACAGTTACCTATACTGGACTCTGAAGAGACCATCGACGCGATGTGGTTGGTCGAGGTTCAATAAGGGAAAAACATGTCCAACGATGCTGTCAACAAGGCGATGGCTGAAGCCACGCTCAAGCTGAAGGAAGCGATGCGGGAGAGCTCGGAGAAGACGGCCTCACGCAATGAGTATCTGTCCGAGCACCCTGGCGATGCTTCGCCGGCTGAGCGCCTGGAGCAGATGCTGCGCCCGCACATCAACACCATCAAGATCGCCAACGACAAGCGGGATGGCATCGAAGAGCCGGTGACGCTGGAGAACAACGAGGAAGGTACCACGGAAGACCTCGTTGACGACAGCGCCAAGGAGGCTCACGACCGTCCCGACGGTGCTCGCGGTCCGGACACCAACGACAAGCCTGGTGACCACGTCTCCGAGCAGATTGGTCCCGGAGCTTCCACGGAAGTTGCCCCGTCCATCAAGGCCGCGGAGCTGTGGAATCTCCTGGCGAGCAACCCGTTCGTTCAGGCCGGTTTCGAACACGGACTGCAGAAGAAGCAGGCGATGATCGCGGACCTGTCCATGAAGATCATGGCTGGTTCTCGCCAGTAGTTCGAGCACCTGAACTAAGAGGGACGACGCATGGCGTTCAAAGTCCATGTCCTGCATATCGACTTCATCGATACTCAGGGCACCAAACATGCCATCATGAAGCAAGCCGAGGTGGACCTGGCTGTTGTCGGGGCCACCGCCGGCTATTCAATCCAGATCCGCTACAACGGTGTCTTGTTGGCCACTCTCGCCGAGGGCGTGGACTGGACCGACGCTGCCTCGAATGCTCGTAACGCTGAGTTGATTTCGAAGGCTTTCAATCACCTTGGGTTGACCAAGCAGGTCGCTCTTCTTGCCGACTGGGAAGAAGGCACGGCCAACAGCCGCATTTACGCCCAGATGATCGGCCGCGGCGGCACTGGCTACGAACTCACTGTTGTCGGCGGTCCCAACATCACGGTTGACAGCGCGGCCGTCGCCTCCCTCCGGGAGTATACCTACGACGGTCGAGGTCCTGGACAGGAAGTCCTTCAGAATTGGCTCGACGCCAACGTGCCGGTCATCGGTGCCGGCGCCGGACAGCGTATCGCTGGTAGTTTGAAAGTTGAATTCGTGCCCATCCCTGAAGGTACTCAGGTGATGGTCATGTGGGAAGAAAACTAAGGCGTGCCCTTCGACGATGACATCGTTTTTGTCGACCCGAATGAGAAGCAGCAGGCCCACGAGGAAACTCGGTACTTCCATCAGGCCGACCTAGCCCAGCTCTCCCGGATCGACGACCGGGTGCGAAAGTCCTTTATCGACGTGCTTCAGTCGTACTTCGGACAGGACGAGATTCTGGACGGGTGCCCTAACGGATTTCGGTGGTATCCTGACGAGTCGCAGTCGAAGATTCTTATCGCTGCCCGGTTTGTATCAGATCACATCGTCAAGAACCCTAACCACTCCATCATCATTGGCCGCGGATCCATTGTTTTCGACTCGTTCGCGATAAACAACTGGAACATGCCGAACTGGTCCCGGTCTTATGGCAAATACTCTGTTCTCGCCTCTACGGATATTCAGGTAGAAGTTTCATCTGTTCAGCCCAAAGAGTGCGGAGAAATCGCCACACTGGTTGTAGGAGCGATCCTGTTCTTCAAGGACGTTCTGCGTCGCCGAGGGGACTTCCACAAGATCGGAAACCCTATAATGAACAGTACCACGGCGAAGGAAGCTCAGGACTCAGAAGTCAGGCGGGGTGAGTGTCTTGTGACCGTACCTGTGACCTGGCCGATCGTTTGGAACTTGAAAAGCAACCTTCGTCAGAAGCTGCAAATTGAGTTAGAGACCAAAACCCTAGACTGCTAGGCGGAGGAATTAGCTTATGGCTGGTGGATTCATTCCTGGACCGATTGACCGCCCGAACGTCCTTGTCCAGCAGATTTTTCGGCTGGGCGACCCGGTTCCGCCGGCTTCGACGCTTCCCGCCGTATACATCGGTCCCAACCGCCATGTTGAGTTTGAGGAACAGCTCGGCTCCTACGTAGGCGGAACCGCTTCTACTTACACGATCAGCTCCCTGCTGAATTTCCCCGGAGCTACGATTGAGTCTTTTGACTCGATTGCCGGCATCGACTCAGACACCGGCGACAATGTGTCGTCTCCTGCTCTTCCGCAGGTGTTCCTGCGTCACGCCCTGTACGGGGATCTTCTGCTGGACGCGGCGGACTACTCGATCAACAGCTTGACGGCCGAGCTTTCTCTGATTGCCGGTATCAGCCTGGACGTCGCCGCCCTTACCTCCAACGCCGGGTCATACACGGCATGGGGTAATCCGAACTTCGGCCGACGTCTCTTTGAGGACCTCACCGCAGACTTCCTGAATGCCGGCCTGGTGGTTGGCGATTCAATCTGGATCGGTGGTGTTCGTACCTTCGAAGTCGTCCAGATTCTGAACCAGACTCAGCTGGTGGTGGAAGATTCGGTGGCCTCGCCGCTCGGTCCCACCGAAGACATCACGTCTGGGTCGGTTACCTACACGGTCATGCGGACACTCACCGGCAGCAATCTGGTCGGTGATGTGTACATGTCCTACGTCGCTCTTCGCAGCGACCGGGCCAATCAGCTGCAGACCATCGACTTCGACAACATCGACAGTGAGCTTGGTGAGGCCAGCATCTATAACGAGCTGGCTCTGGCCGCAAATAACGGCCTTCTGAACACCAACTCCGCGGTGCTCTGCGTCCAGGTGGCCACAAACGACCTGGCCGGCTATACCGCGGCGCTGGAAGTTCTGGCCAACTCCGCTCTTCCTTACAACCTGGTTCCGCTCACACAGAACCCGGAGATCCTGGCCGCCTTCCGCACCCACGTAGATGCGGAAAGCGACGCCGAGGTAGGCCACGAACGTCGTTTGTGGCAGAGCCAGCGGGTCGAAGAGGAAGTGTGCCGCGTCGACGACAACGACAGCACCTTTTTCACTCCGACCAAAGCCTCCCCGACGACCATGCAGTTCACTGTGGGAGCCGGCGGAAAGAACATCCACACGTTCGGTGCCAAGCAGGGTGACACGGTAAAGGATCTTACCCCTGGTTTCGGCGGACAGGCGCGTATCATCGCTGTCACCCCGACCGGTGGCGACGATGATCCGGTGGACGTCACCCTCGCGACTCCGAATACCCTCGGCAACGTGGGTACCCAAGGGTCGATGACGATTACCCCGATCGCAGCCCAGAAGGGCGGCGTTCGCATCGACGCCGTGGCCGGCGCCCTGGCCGGTGAAATCGTAACCATCCGCGACAAGGTCTTCACCTTCGGCGTGGAGTGGTCCAACACAGCAACCCTGGTGAGTGCGATCAATGCCGCATTCGCCGGTGCTCTTACGGCAACCAACCCTGCAGGCTCTGAAGTCCGTATCGAGACGGACACCGGTGGGTGGACCGACGCTCTCCTCCTTAGTGAGGGGTACACGATCTCCTCGAACGTGACAGGCGCCACCGTTGAAAGTGTCGCCGGCGGGTCTTCCCCTGTGACGCAGTTCGTGGTTGCCGATATGCCGGAAGGCGTCCGTGACGGCGAGACTTTCGCGATCCGGGACCAGGCGGGTAACCTCATCACCTTCGAGTTCGACAACGAGCAGCTGATCGCCAACGGCGAACTGGGTGACGGTTCCTCTGTTTCCTTGAATGCCGTCACCGTGCAGATAGGCGGTCCTGCGATGAGCTCGGCTGAAGTCCGGGATCAGATCATTGCGGCTGCCAATCTGAAGAGGCACGACGGTGCCTTTACCGCGTCGGAGAATGTAACACCTCCGATCGTGACGGTAACAGCGGACGCCACCGGCCAGATCGGTTCCACAGCAGCCACGGGCTCAATCACTGCGATCCAGGGCCAGGAAGCTGGAGCTCAGATCGACGTCTCTGGTGCCGCCCCTGGCGATTCAGTGACTGTGGCCGGTGTGACCTTCAACTACGTAGCGATTCCGGTTCTCGCAACGGACTGGAGCACGGACGCTGAGTTGGCCGCGGCCATTCTGGGCAACATCCCGAATGTGTCGACCGCTACGCCAGGAGCAAACATCGTGGTGGTTCGTACCACCACCTACGGCTGGACGAATGCCCTGCTGCTTACAGACGGACTTACGGTGGCTTCTGCGGGTGCTCTTCCTGCCTGGACTCGTATCGGTGGCGCCGCTCTGGCCCCCGCTGGTCAGTTCAACGTCGAGGGCGCGGTGTCCGGTGTCCAGGACGGCGAGACCTTCGTTCTGGATGACGGTGTGAACCCGGCGGTGACCTTTGAATTCGACCGCAACGCCTCGGTGATTCCGGGACGTGTGGCGGTGAACATCACCCTGGCGAACTCAGCTACCGCGGCGGCTTCAATCATCGAGGCAGCCGTCAACGGAGCTTCGCCGCTGAACATTACAGGGGCAGCGATCGCTACGGTCGTTGGCCTTACGAATGACGTGGCTGGAACAGCAGGAAACCAGGCGATCTCAGACACGGTGGTCGACGCCGGATTCATTGTGGCCGGTATGGCTGGCGGTACGAACGGAACCATGGTTGGTCCGGAAACAGTCGTTGGGGCAGGTTTTGTGGTGACCTCGACCTCACCGGGCGGAGGTGCCATCAACGGTACACCTCTTACGGCCTGGGAGATCTGCTCGTGGCCGCTGACGGTGGACCAGCAGGCTACCGCCGCGGCTCAGATTCCTCAGGGGATCATGAACCGCCGCGTGTCCAACGTCTGGCCGCATGAAACAGATATCATCTTCACCGACCTTTCAGCCGGCGTGGCTGGACCGACCAACGGAACCGGATTGTTTTCCGGCAAAACGGTCATCGTCCAGCGCGAGGGCGGACACTGGATCTGCGTGGGGCTGGCAGGACGTAAGTCAGGCCTGAACCCGGCTCTTCCTTTGACCGGCCGCGACATCTCCGGTGTGTACCAGCTCAGGGACGTGGACGACAAGTTCAGCCGGTCTCAGTTGGACCGCATCCTTTCCACTGGCAACGTGCTCATGGAGCAGCTCGGTGGCGCCGGAACACCTGTCACCGCGGTTCGCAACGTCACCACGGACACCACGGACCTGAAGACCATCGAAGAGTCGGTTACGGCCACGGTGGACAATTTCGCCAAGGATGTCCGTACGGCGACCAAGTCGCTGTTCGGACCGAACATCATCGACCCCGAAGGTCAGTTCTTCGATGCCTTCAGTGCCAGGGTTCAGTCGGTGATCTACCGCTATGTCGACAAGGCCAATCGCAGGGCGGCCAACATCGAGATCGTGGCGGTGTTTGTGAACCCGGCCCGCAAGGACTCGGTGATCATGGAGGTCAACTTCACCCCGGTGTTCCCGGCGAACCAAGGCATCGTGCGGATCTTTGTAGGCGAATAGTAACCCGGAGCGGTTCAGATGGCTGACTTCTTGAATTGGAGCTGGACCTCAGCTCACGTGCAGACAGAGGTCGTGAACGGCGAATACGTCACGTCGGAAGCGGCGCTGATCGCCGCCGGTCCTCCTCGTCTGGACAATATCCGCAATCTGACAGGGACTCGATTTGAAGACTCCTTGTCGGTTGCTCTTGACTCGGCGCCTATCACTCTTCAGCCGATCGGGCTCTTGAGCAACTTCCAGGCGAACCAGAATCGCAACGTGAACCGTCTGTTCGAAATCGGTTCAGCCAGGGCCTACATGATCCCTGGACGTCATTTTGCAGCCTTCAGCATGGGCCGGATCATGTTCTTTGGTCCCTCGCTCCTACGTATGCTGTACGCCTGGTACCCGGATGAGAACCTTCAGTTCTCTCACGGGAAGTTCATCGCCGGTCAGGGAATCAACCAGGCTTTCGGACCTGGAGGCGAGTGGCCGACTATCGGAGTTGAGGATGCTCCGGGTTTCGGACCGTCGCAGAACATCAACGCTGTCGGTCAGCAGAACAACCAGGATTCACCGCGCAATAACGCCGACTTCTGGATCAACCTGACGTCGATCGTTTTCCGTCAGAGTCTGGGCCTGTGTATGCTCCTGAAGGCCTCGAACAACAAGACCTACGGCGCCTGCTACCTGGAAGACTGTATGCTGGAAGGCCACGGATTCGGCCTGGACGCCAACAACGTGGTCATCACGGAGGCCGTCAACGGACAGTTCGATCGTATCCGCCCGATTCACATCCTGGGAGTCAACTCTGGCGGTAGTTAGTGTTGGCGGTTCGGTCATCACCGCCTACTGGAGGCAACGGGGAGCGCGAGAGCACTCCCCGTTGTTGTTTTTACGCCGAGTAGAAGTTGGCGAGCATGGCTTCTTTGTTGATGCTCCGGTAGAGCTCGCGAAGAGTGTTGTACTCGATTCTGCGGATGTCGTCTACTGACATAGAGAGAGCCTCAGCAAGCTCGCTGTAAGTCTTGACAGGTCCGGAGAGCCCGTATCGGCAGCTGATCACCGTGCGTTCTGTAGCTCCGAGCTTTTTGAGTGACTCGCGAAGCTTCGTTCCCTTGATGTTGTTTTCGATAGCATCGACTACATCAGGGATGTCGTGGTCTTCCTTGTCGAAGCCCTCAAAGTGAGAGATCGGCGATACGTTGATGGTTACGTTCTTGACCTGGGATAAAGCCTTGGCGGGTTTGCTGGAGTTGACTTCAAAGAGGATGATCTTACGGATGTTGTCCTCGATATGCCAAGCTGCGTAGGTGATGAGCTTACATTCCTTGTCGGGCTTGAACTCGTCGATAGCTTTCATCATCCCAATACAACCAGCGCTGATGGCTTCAAGGAACAAGCTGTTTGACGGCTTGGCGGTGGAGTAGTGCCGGCGTACCGCGGTCTTCGCTTTGCGGATGATAAACTTCAGGTTGTGGTACACCAGGGCCTTCTTAGCCTCCTGATCGCCGGCGACGGCGCGATAGAGGAGGTCCTCCTCTTCTTCGGGCGTCAACAGCTGGATGTTCTTGGACTGGTCAAAGAAGGCGTGTACATCCTCGTCGTTGGCGAGGTGCATCATGAGCCTGTCGTATTTACCACTGAATCCGTTGGAGGTGTTTGCCATTATCCGAACACCTCCTTGAGCTTGCGGAGGAGTGTTTCCAGCACCAGCTCAACCTGTTCGCCGGGGATGCCAGTCATGATCAAGTCAAGCTGGTCGTTGAACATCGGACTCTGCGACACGTCGATACGGCACACCATCTCAGGGAAGCGGGCGCCAGGCTGGTACTTGGTCACCCAGTTACGGATGAGCTCGGAGAGCTTCCGCATCACCGTGAGGCCCTTACACTTCTTGAAGTGAAGTTTGATGTCCCACTGGGTTTTACTTCTCGACCACGGTGTGCTGATGATCCCCAGGGTGAAGTTATGATGGAAGTCCTCACCGCGGATAGTGAACTCGACGGGTAAGAAAGACTCCTTCAGCTTTCCAGTCTCCTTGTCCCAAAGGTCAGCGAACTCCTTGAAGCCTTCGACGGAGTCGGGTAGCGGCAGAGATGCTATGTTCCTTTGGTCCATAATTGATAGCCCTGGAGAGGTCAGGCCTTCGCCTAATTTCTTTCAAAAGGGCCCAGAAGCCCATACGATTCAAAACGATCTGGAGGATGGAACCCGCGTAGAAACTACGACAAGTATAGGCCCGATTCCTCGATTCGTCCAACAATCTTGCGGCAAGATCTTTACGAATGGTCACCGTCTTGAAGAGCCGGAACCGTTGTACGATCTTTTTTCTACTCGGTCCAAGGGGACCGTTGCCTTTGATCTTGTGGTCGCCAGCGTAGTAGAGAATCAGTATGTTTTCAACGATTTGACCGTACGAAAGACGAAGTCTTCGTTGGAGAGCAACTAGCGCCCGTAGGCCGTCCTCGGTCAGTCTGATTCGCGCTCGGCGCGAGAAGGGGCGCTGCTTGGAGGCTGCATGACCTGGTTTTCGTAGTTCTTGCAGTTTTCGCACGACGTTTTGACCATGGTCTGGCCACCGGCTACCTTCACTGACTGGTGATGGACAGGGGCGCCGCAGTTCGGACAGATGTCCGGAGTACCATACTTGACTAATCCCATCTTATACCTCTAACGGTGGTCACCTGGACAGGTTTTCCACTGCTCCTTAGTCATCGACATGGCTACAACGATACGTTCTCAAGTTCACGGAGTCCAGTAGAAGCTACCCCTAAAGAGTCGTAAGCGTCACTTCCGAAGGGGGGCCCGTCTTTACGAAGGCTCCATATCGTTGTGGACGTGATGATCTTCCGCAGGTTGTCGGCGTTCATTTTCGTCAGGTACCGTAATACAGCGGATTGCACAGAGTTTTTCATGTGCATCTCCCTTTCGGCCTGGTTCTGTTTCCCGCGCAAGAACGTGGGGGCAGCTACTTCAGCCCCGATATGCTTTTTCCAGGTGGACGTGTTGAACATCAAAGGAACAGAATTCGTGGCGTTATAGACCACCAGCCGAGCCACCCCAAGCATCTGGCACAGCACGGAGTAGCTGAGCTGGTTCCGCACTTTCGGCGGCTCCTCGATGGACACCACCAAGGCGTCTGTCTCTTTGAGGTTCTTCTTGATCTCAAGCAGACTGTTGTACAGGTCTTTCTGGAGCTCCCGTAACCGGACCACCCCGGAGAACCTGGACAGGTCCCACTCGCTCACGTAGAGGATGTTGTAGTCCCCTGAGATGGCTGAGATGGCTCCTCTGGTGCCAACGTCTATTCCGACAGAGACAATCATGTCTTCCTCTGCAGTCATCATAGACCCTGTACCCCACCTTTCATTTTCTGAAGGATCTGGTCAGGCAGGAGTCTCTCGATGTCGCTCTTAGGTGCAGGTTTGACGGTACTCCAAGGATACTTGTCCATCATCTGCGTCAGGATTTTGGTGGCCAACGCAGGGCTGACCATATCAGGATATTTGCGTACCGCGGTCGGCAGGAAAGAGTAGGGCAGGTCCAGATCGAAAGGCTCTGTCAACGGGGCGTGATCGATAGCCGGCCTCTTGGCTCCGCCTTTTGTTGTTTCAACCATGTAGTAGCGGACTATGGCCAGTTGCACCTTGAACCGTAGTACCGGAAGACGAAGCGTCCCCCTCTTTACAACCGCGGTGGTTACCTCGCTCACGAACAGGGTAAAATGCTGACCCTCGTCGTCTTCGACGGCCATGGTCACAAGCATCTCAGGCGGAATGACCTTCCTGTCCGCAGCGGTGAGGCCCAGATCATCTACAGGTCCTGGGTCCTCCTGTTTGACGGGTTCAAGCTTAGTCTCGTGTTTGGGGTCATCAGGTCGACCAAACACGTCGTCTTCAAACTCTCCGAGAAGATCCTCCCGGAACTCGATTTCCTCCGGCGACACCAACTCGTCCGGAAGCGGGTTATCTCCGGTGTAGAGGTTCCTTTTCTTCTTGCGCTTACGTCCCATGGCCTACCTCACGTAGTAAAAGAAAAGGGGTGGCCACTGGGCACAGACCACCCCTTATAAGGTCTCCTACGTGGAGGCCTTCTGAAGCTTCAACAGCTCACGCAAGATCTTGCGTGGGTCCTTGCCGTCGGCGAGTTCCTTGTACTCATCCTCGGACATGCCGATGTCTTTCTTGACCTTGGTGATGGACACGGAGATCTCGTTGTCAGTCAACTCGGACAGCTTCTTTTTCTTCTTCTTTTCGGGCTTCTCGTCGGTTACCTCTTCGGGGGTCTCCTCGACGGGTTCCTCAACTGCTTCATTGGGAGTTTCCTCGGCTGCTTCCGCAACCGGCTCATCTTCCGCCTTCTTTTTCGGACCGCGCTTGGCTCCCTTCTTCTCAGGCTCCGGCTCTTCCACTTTCTTGGCGCCCTTGAAGCTCTTCGTAAGAACTTCCTCGGACTTACGGATGTCCTCGTTGTCGATGGTCATGACACCAGTGCGAAGCAGGTAAGCGCCGACATTCAAGTGGACTTCCTTGATCTGTTCCACCTTGACGCCAAGCTTCTTGGCGACGTAGCGCGGCTCCTCTTCGAGCATGAAGTAGTCACCGACCTGGAAGATGCGGATATGCGGAAGGTCCTTGAGCTGCGGGCTGGTCTGGAACTTGTGGACTTTGAACGGGATCAACGCGAGACCGTAGGCTTCCTGGAAGAGCTGACGAGCCCTTTCCGCTGCCATAAGTTTCTGGCCCTGGTTGACCTGCAACATCCAGTGGGAGACAGCTTCGACAAGGGCAGCACCGAGACTTGGAGCTTCACGGTTCTCTTCCTTGGCGATGTCCATGGCAAGGCGGTGCGCCTGCAGGACGGTCTGCTTCTGAGAGGACGGTACTTCAAAGGACATACGTTCCATCGGATCAGCGTCGTTATCTCCATCCTGCAGAGCTTTCATCTCTGCTTCGCGCTGTCCGAAGCGCTGCTTCATCTCGTTGTCGAATTCCTTATCGGTGAGGATGTCGACGGGGTTCTCCGGCGACTCCATCATTTTCTGGTCAAGGACCTTGAAGTCGTCCTGGGTGGCGACGTTCTTCTCGATCTTGTCGTAGAACGCAGCCAGCCTGCGGTACTTGTACAGATGCAGGTTGGACGGGTCTGCCCCCATGAGGGTCAAGCAGAGCACCGCCTTGTGGTGGCGCTCCACCGTGCTGTAGCTGTCACCCAACTTCTTTTCGAAGTAGTCAGTGCGAGGGTAAATCTTTCCGTTCTTGTCCGGCTCCCTCCACGCCTGACGGGCGATCAGCCTGGAGCTGGAGAGCGCGTACTCAATACGGTTCTCATTCATCGAATGACGTGAACCGATGTGGCGCTCCTCAAGCTGTTCGGTGCTGAGGCTCAGGCCGTACTTCTTACGGTTCTCTTTGGACATGTTCTTGAAGAGCAAGTCCTCGGCATCCGGTGCCGAGTTGAAAGCCTCCAAAGCTTTGGCGGCTTCTGTAAGGGGAACCTTTGACAGGTCACGAACCTTCTTTTCTGCCGACGCTTCTTTGTGTTCAACTACTTCTACATCGATGATCTTCTTCACTTCTACCTCAACAACTTTCTTCTTGGCCATCACAGACTCCTGGAGTTTGTGGTCGCAGACTCTGCGGCCATCATTTCGGGAAACAGATCTTTCTAAACGGGCACGTCTTGGCCCTACGATGATTAGCATCCGGACATGCCCGGTCAAGGGCCTCCGGAGTAATCGCCTTTACTGATTTCCGGACTTCGCGGATTTTGTTGAATTGCTCTCTGACGATCTTCTTGACCCCGCCGACACGGTAAGTCTTCACGTCGTAGCTGCTCTTGTTCACGTAGATTACGGCCACGTAGTCTACGCCAGCCGCGTACGCGTAGAGCAGTCCTTGGATGACGTGGGAGGACTCGGGTCCTGCCCGCCTTTTCCAGAGCTCGGGGTCTTCGCTCTTGATCTCCGCCACCATGTCGGGATGCCCCTTGATTCGGAGCATTCCGTCATAGTGGCCGATGATCCGGAAAAGTTCTTTTTCCAGGTCGGTAAGCTTGTCTTCTTTGATACCCAACACCACGCTGGCCGGAATCTCAATCGCCGATTCCTTGAACCAAAGAGCGTGACGGCCCTTCCCGCAATTGGAGCATTTCTCCGGCATCCGAATCTGTTCTTTCTCGGTACCGTGAACGCTGCCACACTTGGAACACTGCCACTGTCCGTAGAGAATACCCATCTCGCCAAACAGGCGGGACTGCCACCAATTGTGTGTGGCGTGGCCGGCCTGGAACCGCATGGCTGTGGACGGATCCGGCTTGACGTGAACCACCGTGTCCCCTGACATGCGAGCCAGGATGTTGTAAGCGGACTCCCTCGAACACCAGCGGCTGAACCCTGACGGGTGGAATCCAGGGGCCCGCACATCCGGGTCCTTGAATTTCATCCACGCACGAATGCCATTGGAGAGGAACGGAAACTCCTCGACCCCATTGGCTTCGATTACCGTAGGTAGAGCCTCAGCGCAGATTTCTGCCTCTAGCTGGGCTGCTCGATCTTGTTCAGCCACGCTTCTGTCTCCGGTTTGGCGAGGGACATCCTGACCTTGGTGCTGAAGATACTGCCTTCCTCGTCCACCAAGGTCAAAGCCAGTTCATTGTCGTTGGCGCCGACGACTTCTCCTGATACCAGCGCTTTCGGCATTCGCTCCATACAGATCCTGCAGACTGCCTTCAAGGTTTCTTCGGGGTCGATAGGAAGTTCTTTGCTCTCAGCCATTCGATGTACTCCATTTCCGTTAGGCGCTTCCAGAACCTCGGTACCTTCGGGTCCATTGCCGCCCCCAGGTCTACTGTGTGATCCTCGCTCCTCGTTGGTACGAAGTAGAGAATCTCGTCGATAAACAGGTCACCTACTTTGGTCTTCTCACACCTCGCTGTTGAAAGCGTAGCTGTCCTGTTCAGTACCTTGGCTTCGTGGGCGATCTTGCCCAGGTAAGTCTTGGCCGGCGGCATCTTCCCCAGGGAAGCCTTACATTCGACGAGCACGTGGCTTCCCTTCACGTCTCCCTTGGCGATGATACCGCTGCCACTACCCTTGACTATCCGCCCCTTCAGTAACTTCCTCACTCTCCTCTCGTGCAACTTCGACATCAAAATCCTCGTCTTCTGAGGCATTGAGGTCTTCGGCTGATTCTGTTTCGACAGCTTTTTCATCTGACTTCTTAGCCCGTCGAGCTCCTTCCCGCCGCTTGAGAGAAACTGTTGCAAACGTCGCATCGTCAATCTCCTGGATCTCGATCTCGGGCTCGTAGAACGGCGAATAAAAGAAGTTGGCCGGGTCGAGATAGGTCTTGGTGGCCGTCGGGAACGTGGCGTAGTAGATCGGGTAGCGGGCCATCCACTGGAATGCCCTGGTCCGCAAGGCCGCCAAGGCGTCACGTTCCAGAGGGAAAGAAATGCCCATCACGGTATAACCCTTCTTTTCCTTAGTCCACAAACCAATAGATTCCAAGAGAGCCTTCAGCTGCTGCGGCTCATCAGTAGATCCGACCGGGTTGTCCTTCCATTCCCTGGTGTAGACCCGGTAGGAGCCGGTGTAGCCTTTGCCCCCGCCGATGCTGTTCTTCTTGACCTCGAACCGGAAGTCCACAGTACGTTCGGCCTTGTCGGTCAGCTCCTTGGCCTGGATGCTCGCGTTGGCTTCCGGCTTGAACATGCGGATGTTGGTCACCAGCATGTGCTGGTAGCCTTTGCCGCTGGTTTCAATGTCCCCGCCGTAGGATCCGATGTTGGCCCTCATCTGGTTGGAACCCACCAACGTGATGTCTCCAACGCGGTTGGCACCTTTCTGGTGGTTCTTTTCAAGCAGGGTCCAAATCAAGTTCTGGACCATCATCGCGTGGGCGCCGACCTTGAGGTTCGATGCCCTGCGTCCCATCTGTTGTTCGGCGATGAGTGCTGAGAAGGAATCGATCAGGATCAGGTCTACCGCATTCTTGGCCGCAGCCCGCTCGATGACGTCAGCCACGAAATCGCCGCTCTTGGGGTATCCGATCAGGAAGTGTTCATCATCTTCTTCGGGAATGCCGAAGGCCTTCTCGACGTAGGCGGGGTCGATACGCCTTTCGGCGTTGATGTAGATCGTACGGGCACGATCGTTCTTACCGCAACGACAGGTGGTCGCGGTCTCTCCGGTCTCGTAGTCCACCCACTCGATAATCGGTGTCCAGCACCGCCGGCAGGTGTGATAGGCGGTGGCGGCCAAATCGAGCAAGTCGTGAGTTTTTCCCGTACCCTCGGGACCCGACACGCCGGAGTTCTGGCCCTTCGGCCAACCACCCCTAGTGGCGATATCAAGCTGGATGTGCCAAGTGGGAAACTTCGCCCAAGAGGCTTCCTTTTCTGCTTTCAGATTGGTCAACCAGTTGATCTTGGTCTCCATGACCTCCAGCTCGTTTTCAGCAAACTTGGCGAGCCCCTTCTTGTTGGACTTCTTCGGGGTCTTTTCCTTCTCGCTCTTGCTGGTTTTCTTCGCGGCCTTCTTAGCCATGTGTCTTCTCCCTTACAGCAGGTCTTCCGTGGTGAGCTCGTGGTCCTGACGAGCAGTTACGGGGCGCAGCTTCACCGCAGAGGCAGTGGCCTCAGTGCGCTGGCGAACGATCCTGTCGGCGACCTTACCCAGTCCGGTGAGGACGGACTCAAGCTCATCCTCGTAGATGAACTGCCGGTCTACCTTCATCACCAGGTACGAGCCGGCGGTGCTGTAGGCGGTGTTCCCGTCGTTGTGCAGAAGACTGAGGTTCACCGACGTGGCTACCTCAATCCCGTTGACGGGGGTTACAAGTTCGCGGCGTTCTTTAGGCATTTTGGTTCTGGTGGTCATGGTTATATCCTTTTCGGTCAGAATTTTCAGCACGTTGATTTCGGGTTTTACGTCGCCATCTTTGGTCTTCCGAAACGACAGCAGGAAGATACAGCTGCCTCTTGGAGAAACCCTGTACATAGGGATTTTGAGGCGGTCCATCATCAGATTCCCCCTTTCTTGATGCGCCCGCTGTAGTGAAAATTGAGGAAGGGGCAATGGTTGATAACTGTGGCGGAGTCCACGGTAAGGTACCCCTTCTTCACGCGGACGTATGCCCGACCTTTCAACCGGTCGATGTTGTCCACCGGGTCAATCACCACGGGCTTGCGCTTGTCAGGAAGGAACCGCTGGATGCGGCCGATCAACTGGCGCGGGTCAGCAACAGGCAGCACGGGCACGAGGCAGTCGAAGTGCTGAATGTCCAGGCCCACGCCTCCCTTCTTGAGGGTGGCGAACATGACCGTCCTGGGGTTCTCCATCTGCCTCATGATGCTTGCGTGAGCCGAAGGGCTAGTTGACCCCATGTACATCACGTACGGGGCTCCTGTGAGCTTGTGGAGGGCTTCTGCCAGCAGGCTCAGGTGCTCCTTGTACTTGCCCAGAACCAGCAGGCGCCGGTTCTTGTCGACCATGGTTTTGAGTAGGTGGACAAGAAAGATGTTGCGGTCCTCGTCCTTGGCCAGTTTCAGGTCCAAGCCAAACTTGTTCCGCCCTTCGATGTTGTAGTCCCTGACCTTGTCGAACGGATGCTCGTACGGGTGAAGGTGAATGTCGATCGGCATCTGGTCGGTATCCAGAGACACCTTGGCCAGACCGAGGGCATTGCGGAACAGCGGGTCAAGGTTGTCGAACCGCTTGCCCGTGGCAGTGAGGGGCAGAGAGTACTTGAAGTTGACGTTGAACACACACTTCTGGAACTGCTCCGCTGCGATCATGTGAGCCTCGTCGACGATCAGCAGGTCACAGTCGATCTTCTTTCCGGTGTGCTTGTACAAGGTCTGCAGCATCGCGATGATGACGTCGCCGTGGAGCTTCTTGCGGCCACCACCGTAGAATCCGATCTGGGCCTCAGGATCAAACCTCCGAACCTGGTCCACCCACTGTTTGAATACTGCTTCCGACGGGACCACCACCATAGTCTTCCCGCCAAGGGTAGCGCTGGTGTAGATGCCGGAGACTGTCTTACCACTTCCACAAGGAGCCTCTGCGAATACCCCGCGGTTCACCTTGAGCAACCGAACCATTTCCGGGGTACTGGTGAAGCCCTCAGACGGCTTCTTCTGGTGGGGACGAAGCTCGCCGTTGAACTTCCTGGGCTTGAGTACGTTTTCCGGTTCCCTGTTGATGATCAGGTGGCGGTAAGTGGCCCCCAGGTTCTTCAAGAACCAGAACTTGGGCAGGTAGAACCTGTCCACGTCTTCCTGGAACCCGAAGATGAACTTTCCATCACGAGTCGGGTAACGCAGACCGGTGTAGACCTTATCCAGGTCCTCGTTCCTGAGTACACTCTTCGGGACGGATACCGTGCCTTGAACAATGATTTTGTTGTGATCAGTCATCTTTAGTTCATCGACAGCAAAACGTCCGCGTCCTCTACAAACATCGGATGGGGGTTCGGCCAATACTCCTCTGCCACCTTGTTGATCACCTTGGTACGGCGCTTCAGCTGACTGTTCCATTCCGGGTAGACCTTCACTTCCTTCTTCTCTTTGGTGACTTTGTGAATGAGGGTCTTGGTGCCATCCTTGCCCTCGGACCAATTATCGACGATGTGGACGTCGGCCAAGATGGGCACCTTCAACTTGATCCACGGATACTCCATGCACCACTTCAAGAGCATGGCTGCTTCCAGAGCGAGGCTACGCCTGACCTGGAAGACCACTTCGTCGTGGACAGAAGCCAGAGGGTCAAGGTTATTGATGAACTTAGGGTGCCTCACCACCTTGGTGTAAAACTGGTAGAGCATCGCCTTGAGGATGTCTGCACAGAGGCCCTGAACCTTGGTGTTCAGCAGACCACCGGCCTGCATATACGTGGGCTCCAGCCGACCATTCCGCATTTCCATTTTCGGCCACCGGCGAGTACGACCGGTGAGCGGGATTTCCCACACACGTTTGCCGGCCCGCCACATGCTGTCGAACATTTCAGTGGTGGCTTTGACCATCGGGTAAGACTTGAAGTAAGTCTGGTTCAGCATCATGGATACAGCCAGCTCCAGCTGGAACTGCTCCGCGAACTTCTCTACCCCGATGCCGTACGGCAAACCGAAATTACAGATCTTCGCATACACGCGCTGGTGAAGTTCAGGTGGGCACAGTTCGATCAGCTTGTTGAGGGTCTTCTGGTGCAGGTCGGCCGCGGTGAAGTCCTTTTCGCCGTCTTCCGCGATGGTGAACTTCTGGTACTCCGCGATCATGTTGGTTTCACTGCAAACGTGTGCGATTCCCCGTAACTCGACCTGGGAGTAGTCTGCCACGATCAACACGTAGTCGTCGTCCGCAATGAAGGCGGACCGGACCTTCTTTCCGATCTTGTGGCGAGAAGGAATCTGCTGCAGGTTGGGGTTGCTGCTGCTCCAACGACCGGTATCTGTACCGAACGGGCGGAACAAGCAGTACATCCGTCCGTGGACCTTACTGAACCGGTTGATGAAGGCATCACGAAGCTTTTCCAGGGCCCGGATTTCCAGAATCTTCACAGCTAACGGATGCTTCTCTTCGATGTTGTCGGCCCTCACCGTGTAGGTAAGGGTCATACGGTCGGTCTTGAACCAGCTGTTAGCTTTGGGGTTATTCTGCTTTTCCTTCTTGGACCGGACAGTCTCGCTGAGGCCGCCCTTACGGGTGCAGATAGCCTCACCTGTGGTAAAAAGAAGGGTGGACAGCATCTTGCCGTCGTTGGTCTTGAAAGACCAATTAGGCGCTTCCCTTTCGCTCAGGGCCCCGGCCTTGAGCATAATGGCCCGGCCGATCTCCGTGATCTCGGCTTCGAGCTCTTTGATTTTCGGCTTGATGTATTTCCGGTCGATCAGCTTGATGCGCTTATTGCTGAACGGGAATCCAGTGGACTCCATGTCCGTGGCTACGTCACCTACGACGCGCTCAACTTCGGCCCAGGCGAGCTTACCGCTCTCCATCAAGAACTTCTTGAACTTCCAGTAGAGGCGGAGGGCCAGCTCCGCGTCTTTCAAGGCATAGACCTTGAACAGGTCCTGCTGCTGGGACTCAAGTTTCTTGACCCTGGCTTTGAGGGCGGCCAGCCGGCGATTAGCTGCCCGAAGGACCTTCTCTTCTGCATCCTCGAACGAGGATTCGAGTTCATCCTTGATCTGCTTCTTCTGGTCCCGCTTCTCTGCCCCAGTCAGATCGGTCTTGGCGTCGATTTCGTCTCTGCAGAAGGCATACGCCTGACGAATACGCTTACGTCGGTGGGCGTTCAGCTTCCGAACCAGGGACTTCCACTTCTTGTTGATCTCCTTGCCCTTGGCTACCAAGGCCTCGATTTCTTTGGCGATCTCACCATCAACGAAGATCTCCTTGATGCCCATGAATTTGCCTACGCCAAGGTACTTGCTGGCTACGGCGTCCAAGGAGTGAGGACGGTTGGCTTTGCGGTTTCCCAGGTTGTTGTGCAACCAGGAGAGATTCATGGTGTCAACGACCTTGGCCTTGATCTGGCGGATCGGCATCACGAACCGGTGGAGGAACTTCAAGTCGTAAGACTTGTTGTGGGCCACGATTCGCATCTTGCTGTCCTGGGTGAACAGCCTCAGCAGGTCGTGAGTTTCCTTGGTCGGATAGACGATGGCGCTTTTGATGCCTCTTCCAATACCCGCGGCTATTGAATAGAACAGCGGCTCGGCTGTACGGGCGTCCCTGGTAGACGCTTCCACGTCGAAGGACAGCACGCCGTACTTCTTAGCGAGATCGTAGACCTCTGACGGGTTGTTGTGCTTTCGCCTTTTCTTTTTAGCCATAACACTGCCTTGTCCTGTGTTTACCGTTTAGTTCGGTCGGTACAGGTTCCCTGTGGCTGCAGAGTCTGCAGCCACGAACAGTGGAGACAAAGCGGCCGAGAGAGCCGGAGCCCTCTCGGCCCGAAAGCTACTTGCTGCTCTTCGCCGACTTCTTCGCCGGCTTCTTGTCGCTTGTGGGTTTCTTCGTTTTCTTGGGTTTGATCTGTTCTTCTTCGTCGTCGATGTAATCGAAGGTCGAGCTGTTGTCCTTCATGTGAGGAGCAACTTCCTCAGCTTCGTCGCTGGTGTCGTTGCCGTCCTCTTCGTCCTCTTCTTCTTCTTCTTCGTCGTCTTCGATTTCAGAATCTTCATCGTCCTCTTCGCCGAAATCTTCATCTTCGGACTCTTCGGACTCCTCTTCCTCTTCTTCTTCTTCTTCTTCCTCTTCCTCTTCTTCCTCTTCTTCCTCCTCCTCCTCGTCAGACTCGACGTCGGTGTCGTCTTCGTACTCTTCCTCGTCTTCCTCTTCGTTGGAGGCGCCGCGCTTGGACTTCAACGTTTCGGACAGGTTCGACAGGTCGTTACCGACGCTACCGCCCATGCCCAGAAGGTCATCCATGTCAACGCTGGGTCCCTCTGCGACACCAGATGTTCCAAGAATGCTGGCGCTGCCCGAATCGTCCGCGACTTCCTTGATGAACCGGTACTTCTCGTTCATCGACTGGGCGTTGCGGATAACCAGTTTCTGCTCATCCACCGAAGCGTAGGGGAAACCCTTGTCGATGCCGATAGCCTGGTACTTGCCGGCGCGAATACCAGCATCGATGGACTTGGCCAGCTGCTCCGGAGAAACGGACATGGGACGGTCGTTTTCGTCACGGAGGAGGATCAGCGAGTCGCCAATGGAACGACTGCGCTGGTCGCTACCGCGGCTGATACGGTATTTCATTCCGACCAGAGTACCGTTGGGGAACCGCTCGCTGCGGCGCTTGACTCCGTAACGGGCCATGTTGTCCACCAGCACCTGGAGGATGGACTGGTCGCGGTCGGTCAACATCAGGAACACCATGCGGGGACCGATCGCGCTGCCGTTCCTGCGCTGGTAGACCTGATCAGTGAAGGCGATCAGCACGTAGTAGCCCTTGGGCTCGGAACCGAAGACCGGATCCTCGCAGTAAAGACAACGGTGACCGTGCTTGCGCTCAACGGCATCGTAGCCATCGGGCGTGTTACGCAGCTCGAAGCGGGTGCACCGCATGAGCTTGTACTCGGGGTTGCCCCACTTCTCCTGCCACCGGACCGGAACCATGTGGCCGGACACCAGGATCGGGTCCGTCACGATGATGAGGTTCGCGGACTGGTTGTACTTCAGACGGAATTCGTTCTCGAAGTTCTGACCTTCGCGCTCCGTCTTGCCGGGCCACTTGAAGAACCCAGCAGCGGCCTGTGCGGCAGCTGCCTGCTTCTTCATTCCTGCGAACCCGGCCAGGGCGGTGCCTTCGAGACGGGAGTAGATATCTACTTCCGTTTCCTGCGTTCCCCCGAACCCGAGGTCCGCTTCTTCGCCGCCTGCATGACGCTCTCCAGACTTGCTCTTTTTCGCCACTTTGCATTCTCCTCTTCAAGGACCTGTCGAAATTGTTCGGCTGACATCTTTTTCGGATCGCACGGTAATTCAGGCGCGTAGACAACCAGCTCCGGGTACAAGGCGTCGATGAGCTTCTTGGAGTCCTTGATCCCGGTCTGACCCGCGACGTCAGGGTCGAGCAGGAGATAACAGTACTGGATGCCCCACTTCTTGAGCTTCAGTACCTGTTCCTCCCGCAGCGACTTACCGTATACCGCGAGTGAGTTCTCTACGCCCTCTTCCCAGGCGTGAACTGTGTCAAACGGACCTTCAAAGATAACTACTGTATCTGCGTTCTTGGTTAGTAAGTGTTCACCGAAAAAATATGCTTTGCTCGAAAACCTTAGTATGGAAACGTATTTGTTGTTCTTTTCGGACCCTTGGTAGATGGACCGCGCCTGAGCGCCGACCACTTTCCCATCTCGGTCGATTGAGGGTAATACCACGCTACCAGAAGAAACGTCAAGCCCAATTTGAAAAGATTCCACCCCTTCTTTGTGGACCCCTTTAGCAGCCAACCATTCCCACGGCATGCAGTCCAGATCGGCTCTAAACCGCTCGTCATAGCCGGTGTAGACCATCCTGTTGATCTTGAAACCGGCTGAAAATCCGTTGCCTTTCTGGTTCAGGTTCCGGCCGTCCTTCTGTGCCGCCAGCTTATACGCCTCGACAAAGGCAGGCGAGTGCCCGGCGAGTTCCTTGAGGGCGTAGACAAACGGGCGATTCTTGAAGTCACACACCCAGCACCCACAAAAGCTTGGCGAAGAGATACTGACAAAGAAGGATGGCCTGGAGTCAAAATTCTTGGAGTGGGCGTCATTATGCGGAGCGAACGGACAGTTGGTGTAGATGAACGCAGACCCGGACGACCGTTTGATAGTCGTCTGGCCCATGCGCTGGAGTACCCGTTTGATCGTTTCTGAGTCCATTGATTACAGAAAGTTGAGAGCAGCCATCTGGTTCTGCCGATCCTGCTCCTCGGCCTTGTTCAAGGCGATTACGTAGCTCCAGTCACAAGCATTCAGATCCGCGTTGTAGCGATAGGTCATGTTGGTCATTCCTTCGCGGGCCTTGAAGTTGGAGATATCGATGGTCTGCTCGCTCTTGCCTCCGATTTCAAACATGTAGCTGGACCAGGCGTTGAATGCGTCTGAGTACGCCGTTCCGCTCATCCCCCTGCCGCCGTAACGGTTCTTGTGTGTGGTGAACAGCGCCGCTACGTTCCGGCGAATCACGAACGACTTGAAATCCTGGAGAAGGTTCATGAACTTCTCGTTGTTATTCGTACCGTCGGCCGAGCCCACAAAGGCCTGGACGTTGTCTACGTACACCCCTTCTACGCCGTGAGCCGCGGTCTCGATCTCCAGCTCCGGGATAGAAGTGATGTTCCTGGGACTACCGACGATCAGGTTTTCACGTAGGGGCAGGGATTCCTTGGAGCGCAGCCAGTCTTTGAGGCGCTGCTCATCGACCTTGGTCATCTTGCCCTCTGAGAAGGCCGTGTAGGGCAGACGACACATGAGGGCGGCAATGCGCCACTTGAGCTCCAGCGGGGTCATTTCCGTGGAAGCCAGAAGAACCCGGTGGCCTTCAATAGCCGCGGTGCCGGCGCAAAGACAAAGGATGAAGGTTTTCTTCTTTCCGGGGCGGGACTGAATGCCCGTCAGGTGTCCCTTAGGCAGCCCCCGCATATCACGTTCGATTTCTTTGAACGGCAGCGGGAGTCCTTTGCTGAGGCCTTCTTTGCGGTTGACGTATTCCTGGAGAACATCTTCCCCGGAGCCGAAGGCCATGGTCACGTCGGACGCATCGAGATGCAGCCTGTTCAGCCGCATGATCGTCTCGCGCATGGCGGATTTCAGATGCTCTATCTGCTCCAGGGAAAGCTTGCTGATATCCTCCGGAGCCCCGCCCATGTCGTCGAACAGCGGATCGCCTTCCGGCGCTCCCATAACGATCGGCATGAAGGATTCACCGAGAAGATGCTGAGTGTTGGTGAAGAACTCGCGGATGTTTTCTTCGCAGCGCTCCTCGATCAGCTCCTCGATGATCATGCTCAACGGGTCGCCGTTGGGAGTAAAAGGCAAGTCAGGGTAGAACTTCTGCACCCTCTTTATCGAGGGCGGCTTCCCGTGCTTAGCTACGTGGTTGCAGATGCGCCTGAAAATCGGCCGATCCGCTTCGTCCAGTAGACGAACGTCGAAACCCGAACGCATTACATCGAGCGCCTGTTCGCGTTCCATCATCAGGAAGAAAAGCTTACCGGAACCACTCATCGGGCAGCTCCTTGGCGTAGACGATCACGGTCGAGTTCAGGCGGTGAGCGAGAAGCGGGTAACCTCCGTATCCGTCGATGGTCTCTGCGCTGAATCCGCTTTCCACGGGCATGTTGTAGCCAGTGATGACGGTCTGTTTGCCCACACAGAACCTCCGGTAAATGATGGCGTCCAATTCCGCCGCCACGGAAGCAGGGACATAGGACAATTCAGAAATTACCAGGATGTCTGAGTGGATGACGTCATCGAAGCTGTCGAAGCCACCAGCGCTGGTCTCTTCGAAGTTGATCTTGAAGCTCATGTACTTGGTGGCACTGAAATGGGCAGCTGTCTGCAGGCCATTCAGCTCGGCAAGGGCTGATGCCAGGGCGGCACCCACAACCAAGGCTTCGTACGGCTTCAAGCCGATACACACGTCGTAGGTACCAACCCCAGCGGCGGCCTCGGCGATTACATCCGAAGCCTTATCCAGCAGTTTCAATGCGGATACCAAAACTCTTTGCGGGAAGACCCCGCTAAGCATTTTTACTTTCGTCATAGTTACGAATCTCTCTCAGAATTCCTTGGTTTTGAATGTGCTTTTCGATCTGGTTGTTCAAGAACCTGAAGGTTCGGACATTCCCGTTGGTCAGTGACGTAAGAATCAATTCTGTCGTGTGAGCGTTGCGGTTTATGGTTAGTTCGTAGTCGGTGTTTTCAGCTGAGTCTGAAGCCAAGAGTAACTCGATCGATCCTTCAGGTAAAAGAAAAGGTTCCAGTTTTACAGCCAGACCTTCCCGGTAAGCAGAGATCCTCCTCAGGTTGAGCTCTGTAAGCGGGAGCTTGTACTCGGACAACTGGGCATAGATGTTCTTGGCCAGCACTGTCAGGGCCCTAGCCACGCCGCGCTTTGAAGCCCCGTGTTCAGTGAAAGCTTGAATGATCAGCTTGAAGATGTGCTCGCTAGAGGGCTCGTTGAAACCGATCGGTGTAATCCTGTCCGGAAGGCGGGACAAGAACAGGTTCATGAAGTCTTGGGTACGGAACTTCTTCAGGGTTGCGTCCGTCAGCTCTTCGTCGGAACGTGTCGCCCTGACGCCGTCCAGCGGCTGCAGGTAAACCTTCTTTTTCGCCTTCTTCAGCGCCGCCTTGTTCTTGGCTATGACGCGATTGATGCGGTCTTCAGCAGACCCATCATCGGCGAAGGTATCTTTGAGAGACGACATTCTCGTCCTCTGAGCGTAGTTGAAAGTTCTGGCTTTACCTGCCTGTCCTGGGGCAGGGAGGGGGAACATATCCGACTAAAAAAGGAGTGTCAAGTGGAAACGGGAAGGATCGGGCAGAAACCCGATCCCTCCCGTCCATGGCTGCAGAGTCTGCCGCCATCACCACTGAGTTATTTTTTCGACTCTTCCGGCTTCTCGACCTTCACCGTGGACTTCGTTGATGAGTGACCTTTGGTGTTTTTCTCGTCCCCGTCCTTGAGCTTTCCTTTCTTTTCGTCGTCCGCGGCCTGGGCTTTGATCTTCTCGTCGCTGATCCTCTTATCCCAGGAGAACGTGCCCTTCTTGTAGGCGTTCATGCTGTACCCACCGACCGTGCAATCCCACGGCTGGAGGGTCTTTTCCAGTGCCGGTTCAGGGCAAACCGGAGGAGCAGACTTGTACGCGATGTTGTCCAGGTGGTCGAGTTGCAGTGCGATCTTCCAGTTCCCCTCTTTGACCCGCTCTCTCGGGGCGTAGAACTTGGTGTGGCCGTGACCGCTTGCGAAGGACGGCGCCGCCCCTCCTGACACTTTCGACCCGAAGGCATACAGCAAGATCGATCCGAGAGGTGCGTCGTCCACGTACTCGAACCGGTAGTTCTTGTCGCAGTACACCAGCATCTCGTCGTAGATCTTCTGCTTGTCCTCGTCAGACAGCGGCTTCTTTGCCTTCTCCGCCGCTTCGGCTTTCATGGCGATTACGCGCTTGATGAACTCATGGTTGTCGACGGTGTGATCGCCGATAGCCATGGGGTTGATTCCCAAGGACTTCATCCAGTCCGGCGCGTCTGTGTGGGTTGAAAGACCCTTCCGCACGAAAACCCTGGAGACTCCGAGGCCGTACGGCCGAACCAGGTCGTTGATGACCGTGGCTGCGTAGTGCATCGGCACGCCGCTGCTTTCGTTCAGCGGGCAAGCCTTGTACCAATCCTCGTCAGCTTTGTGCAGGGTTCGGCCGAACATGTGGGTCAGGTATTCCTTGGTGCCCTGGAATCCGCATGTTTGAACCGATCGATCCGACGGATACTTGTACTTGTACTCCGCCTTTTCGAGGATGACGCGCTTGATCTTCTTGGTTTTGTCCTTCTCGTTCTCGACCTCGACGATCTGGAGACCGGCTTCTTTGGCTGCTGCGAGGAAATCCTCGTCGTCGTAGGTCCAGGTTGTTTCGTCGGGATCGACGATCTCGAACTTCTCCTTGGGAGCCGAATCCGAAGATCCTTGCCAGCCCCTCATGAATCCGCCGTACTCGTAGTCGTCATTGCCACTACGGTAGCTGTAGGAGGTTGACTGGTCCAGCTTGGTCGAGATGTCGTTCTTGGTGCCGAGCAGCTTGAGGAAAATGGCGCCAGCCTGCTCCACAAGCTTGTCAAGGCCGATGGCTGCCAGGAAGCCCCTACGTTTCTGCTGTTTCTGTTCTCCTCGCACGGTGGAATATTTCACTCCGATCATCTGCTCGCTGATGAGGAGAATCTGCTTGCGCTTGTTACCCACTGGCTTCCTCCTCTGCGGCAGCCGCCTCGTCGGGCTGAGGTTCCGGTTCCTCCGGCGCCTCAATGTGCCCGTGGATGGCGATCTCCCTGGTCTGGTCGATCATGTGACCGTCGCGGAGAACCCGGAACGCGACCATAGTTCCTGGATCCGGGCTGACTTCCCCGCCGAAGTAGGCTTCGGGATCTTTGCCGGCGAAGATGGTGACGGCTTTGCCAGCCGCCAGCCCCGCCTGGATGCAAAGGCCAGCAAACTCGATGAGCTTGCACGGCGGATCTTTGACATCCTCAACGGCTTCCATGTCCTGGGCAGAGTTGCCCTGGAGCTTGGCCTTGATGCCGATGTTGAAGTGATCGTGGTTGCGGACCGACCACACAGCCTTTCCGTGCCCTGCCTTGCCGACCGAGACGTGCAGACACGGAACGTCCTGGCGAATCGAGTACAGCCACAGCAGCTCACGGGCCTTGATGTTGTCGACCATGTCCAGCAGAACCTGAGTTCCTGCAGGAATGATCTTCAACAGGTTGTCGGAGGTGATCTTGTCGACAACGGCCTCGGCCTCGTGGCCGTAGTCCAAGACCCGCTTTGCCATCAGCTCCGCCTTCGGCTTGTCCTTGTCCGCCGGAGTGAAGAACTGGTTGGCGAAGTTGCGGGTGTCGATGATGTCGTGGTCGATGATCGTGAACTTACTCGGTATTTCCACGGCCGCGAGTCTCGCAGCGAGGAATTCTGCTCCGTAGGAGCCGACAGCGCCGGCCCCTACGATGGTGATGTGCGGCATAGCTCCTTAGCCTTTCTTCTTTACCTTGGGGAGGTTCATGGCCTGGTTGAGCCCATCGAACTGCCCCCCTCCGTGAACCTCGGCATGCTTGAGCAGGCTCTGCAGCTCAACCACACCGACGCTTGACTTGTGAACTTTGGTTCCAGGCAGGGAATGCCCTACGGACTGGCGGTACTTGGCCCTGTAAGGTCCGTGGACCCATCGCCTGAGAGTCAGGTGAGGACGGGAATACAGATCGATAGTGGCCACCCCGGCGGGGTTACCCGCCGATCCACGCTTGACGTTTGCGTCGTTGCGCATGCACCAGTCGGACGACATGAAGTACCACTTGTGCCCCAGCGGATCCGCAGGCTCCTCCCAGTCCTCAAGAAGCGCCGGGCGGAACTGTTTGACCATCTCGATGTACCAAGGAACCTTGGTGAGGTACGCCGCACAAGACGTCCCGAAGAGATCGACAAGATCGTTCTTTCCCTTGTCGACGGTGAACCTCAGGATGTAAGTGGGACCACCGTAGATGACGGCCATGCGAAGCAGGTGATCGTCGGGACGGTCTTTCTTCGTGAATACCTTGCCGTCCCGGCCAAAGCTCCACTCCCCGTATTCCCCACGACCGATGAACCCGTTTTCCTGAACTTTGAAATTCAGGGCTTCGGGGCAGTACTGATTACCGCGGTCGGTGGCGTAGATTCCAAGACGCTTGCCGATCATGGTTATGTTGCACGGGGCGTCGGTGGATTCGAGTTCTTTCTTGATCTCCTCGATTTCCAGCATCGAGGTCTCGAACTCCATTTCCGTGGGAGGCTCGGTGATCCAGCATGACCGGGTCTGCGCCAGCTTCTGGGCCATCGGCATCATCTTGGAAAGCTCCACCGGGACCGGGAGCTGCGTCAACTGCTTGAACAAACCACCGACCGACAGGCCGACAAAGAACCTGGTAACATCTTCGTTGAACTTGACGGACTTTTCTTTTCCGAGCTTGGCGCCCAAAGGGAGACCGGGGATGCGGTTCGGGTCACCTTCATCGTGTGAGATGTAGAGCTTGATCCCGTATGTAGGCAGGTCGTGGCCGTACCGAAACCCGTCTCTCAGTGCGATCAGAGCGCCGTGACCCACGTCGGATTTGTCTAACTTCGGGTTGTCATACAGGTGCTGCGGAATCTCGCTCGTGGCTTTTTTACCGTAGGGTACAAACACGGGGCGCTTACCGCCGGTGTCGACCCAACGGAGTGTTTTCGGGTTGAGGTGCTTCTTGATGATCATCTCGATGACATCGAGGTCAAACAGTCCTTCCTGGGCGATCTCGATGTTTACCGTCACAGGAGCGACTTGGTTGTAGTAGGGAGAGTTTGGGGCCACGGCCTCCATTTCTCCGTGCGTAAAAACCGACACGACCAGTCGCACAGTCCCGTCGGCTCTGGGTTTCAGATGCTTCAGCTTCATGCAGGCTCTCCGGTTGTAAAGAAACAGGGGGCCGGTTTCCCGACCCCCTGCTGTCAGATACCCCAACTCGTCGGACTAGCCGAAAACGGTGGCCAGCTCGAACGTGAAGTTGCCGTGCTTGTCCTCAGTGAGCTCGATTTCCTGCTCCTTGATGAGGAAGCGGTCGGCGCGGTCTTCCAGGGCGATTTCCTTGCCGTAGTGCTCCAGCAAGTACTTGATGCCGATGGCGCGAACCTGGTCCTGCTTGCTCAGGCCCTTGCCGCCGAGTGCCGAGAACGCCTTCTTGGCGCCCATCTGGCTCTCCTGCATCTTCTCAAGGGCAGCCAGCTGCTCCTCGATGGATGCGTTCTCGTCGAGAACGACGTCCTTGTACTTCGCCTCGTTGAACTTCGGTCCGTCGTTGACGTCCTCCAACATCGGGAGGTCGACCACGTCCGTGATCGCGAGGCTCTTGCCTTTCGGTCCGCGGCCGAAAACCGCGAAAGTCAAAGTGCTCATGAAATACCTTTCCTTTGTTCTTGGTCCCAAGAAATGTCAACAGAGTCTGCAGACTCGCCTTTGTGAGTTCGATTCAGGCCTAGAAGGGGCTACCCTTCGAGGCTTCTCCTGCCTTGGTTTCGATCAGACCCCACTCCAGGAGCAGGTTCTTGACGCTGACGATGTCGTCCTTCGGGAACTCAAGTTTCTCCATGAACTTGAGTACCGGAAGCATCAGCGGTGCTTCAGGAAGGTAGGTCAGGCCGTGAGACCTTTCCGCCTTCTCGTACCAGCAGGCGTGGCTGGCCTTCCACTGCTTGGTCGGATCCTGCGCAGCGTAAGCCTCAATGTACACGCCGTGATTCGGGTGTTTGCCCAGAACGATCCGGGCATTGGCATTCGGTGTGATGAAAGCATGTTCGTTTTCAACTCTCGGCATAATCTCTCCTACTCGACGACCGCAGTACGTTGGGGTCCCACGAGGACCAATCTCTGACCGACAGTCGAGCACATGATTTCTTTGTCGGCCTGAAAGAAGCTGACAATCTCCGAGGCACCGTCCATGGGGATACTCTTGGAGTCGCCACCGCGTTCTTTCTGCCGGTAAAAGTTTTTGCCATCGAAACCCACCCACATCATCTTCTGATTCTTCTTGTCTCGGGCGATTGTGGCCCGCAGGTCCGAGACAGGCAGAAGTGTGGCTTCGGTGGGATCAGAGAAAACTGAGCTATCAAGCAGCTCCACCGTCTTAGAACACAAAGGACCCGATATTTTGGATTCCTTTGCGTCGCTCAGCTCGACGGCGTCCTTTGTCCACAGCAGGATGATCCTGGTGATAGCCTCTTCACGGTCATACGTGAAAACCTTCCCGTAGTGGAATCGTCCCTCGGGTAGACGCACGGAGTTCTGGTACAGCCTTCTTGCCTTCCAGGACAGGTCCCCGAGAGCCTTGGCCTTGAGGCTGGTCTCCTGGTTGAGTACATCAACCGGCAGGGTTGGCCTCGGTGGAGCGAAATAACTCCGGGTAAAAACGGTCAGCTGTACCTGGGCCCGCCGGACGGCAGACTCAGGCGGATCCACGCCGAGTTCTTTTACTACCCAGGCCCTCAAGTCTTCAGCTGAAATGACGAACATCGGCTATTCTCCAGTAAAACAACGAGGCCCGAAGACCTCGTTGTTGTGACATCGACTGACCCTACGGCAGGACCCATCCTGCCAGCAGGGTTACCACGTCGATCAGACTACCCATGGTGATCTCCAGATCATACGACCTGGCGGTCGACGACCCTGATGTTGAAAATCGGATCGCCGGTTTGCTTGAGGAGATCGGCACAGATAAGACGCGCGGCGCCGGCCACATGCAACGAGTTGTGGGGGAAATAGTACATGGTCCCCTCCTTGCTCTCGTTGCCCTTGCCGATGACCAGCGTTTCAGTGCGGATCAACTTGTCAACGGCCGCCAGGCCGTCGCCAATGAAAATGTCCTCCCACGTCTCGCGTGGAACAATCCAGTTGTCGTCCCTTCGGAAGGTCCGCGCCTCCCAGTGGTTTTCCAGGTCCAGTATCTTCTGGACTTCTAGCAGCTTGTCGACGGCGGCCAGGGGCGTAATTGCCTCGGTGGACGTCATGGTCTTGGCTGCTTTGGCCATACGGTACATGACCTGGGTCCCGAACTGGGACAGAACCAGGGCTGACGTTGCCAGCCCGGATTTCAGAAACATCGGAAACTCCGTTGTTTCTCGTCGTTTGACAGCGCCGAGCCTTACTTTTTTGTAGTCCTCTTCGCGGAGCGCACTGAGCAACTCCCTGATCTCACTCTGGTACCTTTTCATTTCCTTTCACCTCATCAATTGGGCCAAGAAGATGAGAGAGAATTTCCTCTCATCTTCTTAGGCCGCAATATGAGGCTACTCAGGCTCACCGACGGAGTAGAGCAAATCCGTGATGATATCCCGGTCAGTTTCCAGGTCGTCGATGTACTCCATCTCCTTCTTGTCGTACTCGTCCTTGGCGTACGACGTGAGAACGCAGGACTCGTTGCGTTCCTTGCTCGCTGTGGCCTCGATTTCGCTGAGGAATTCCATCTCGACGTAGGTCTTCATCATCGAGAGACAAGTTCGGTACATCTGCCACGTGTCTTTGACCGTCTCGTCGATTTTGCCGCTTTCCCCGAGGAAGGTCAGCAACGAATCGTGGATCATCTTCACTTCCGCGGAATTCTCATCGAGCACCACGTCAGCGTCGAGGTCAAGAGCAATCCGGGTAACATCCAGTGACGAGAAGGTCTTCTTGGTGATGGTGACCCCCTCGGAAACGTTGAGAAGCTTGGCAAGGTTGCCAGATACATCAACCTTGATGACGAGAAGCTCCGAGTCTGGGTCCGGTACTTCCTTGCGTTTCCTGTACTCGGGCATGTAGTGAAACACCTTGGCAGTGAAGGTGGCCAAGTCGACGCTGTAGATTTCTTTCTTCCCGTCCGGTGTGCGGCCGGTACCGCCGATGGACGAAGTTGTCGTCGGCGGGGCCTTATCCGGGCGGTTCTTCACCGTCTCCTGATCGGCGTACTTGTCGATGTGCTGCTTGGGCGCCGGCGGGTAAGGGAGATTTTCCTTGTTCCACTTGCGCTTGGTCTTGAAACGGAAGTGCGGGAGAACGTCCTTGGCCTCCCCGGTGTAGGTCGCGACCAGCACCAGGTCGTCGTTCTTGGAGCTGACCTTGCCGCCGAGAGGAACGATGATGATGTCGCCGTCCTGCAGTCCCGCTACGGACTTGTCGACACCCTCGGGGATGCGGTATACATCGACACCGCCTTTTTCTTTGATAAAGTCCAGCAACTGCTCGTAGCACTTTTCCAACTCGTCCTTCGAACGGGCGATGATAGGATAAATGTCCTGGTGCATCGGGCCCTTGGCTGACTTGATTGTTACAGGCATGAAACCTCCGGAGAAAAGATGACCATGTTTCCTGAGAGTGTCTCCACCCCCGACGGTAAAGTGAAAGGGTCCTTCTCCAAGAGCCCGAACGCCGTCAACGAGCAGATCAAAAGAGATCGCGCTGAAGCGGCTATGCAGGCCAAAGCCGACGAGGAGAAGGAGCGTGACAAGGTGGCCAAGGAGAGCGGAACCCAGGAAGCCGGAGAAGGCGAGCAGCCTGCGACGCTTCCCAAGTTTGTAGACTCCGCTGTCTACGGCCGGCTCACCTTCGAGCACTTCCGTGATAAGTATCTTTCGGTCTTCGAGCAGGTACGCGATAAGGTTCACCTGACCAAAGGCTATGTGGAGTTCACCACGGAAGTAGGTGGGCAGAAAATCTCTCTATCTTCTTTGACCAAAGGACAGCAGCGTTTTGTGAACTACATTTCGCGTGGCGACGCGGCCATGACCAAAATGCCGTCCCTGGACGAACAGGAAGAGTTCGGTCGCTGGTTCATGCTGATGGCGGTGACTACCGCAGGGGCAAAGGACATTCGCCTGCCGAAGCCGCCCCGTATCTCGTCCAGCGACTTTGAGAAGGAAGCCACCGACAAGGCTGTCCAGGAGTATCTGAAGAACGAGAAGGTCCAGTCCAAGCTCAACTGGCTTGACGACATGGCAAACGAGGTTCACCAGCATCTGTTCAACCTCACCACTGACCTTCTTACCGCCGTGTTTCTGGCCGTGCGGGAGGACATTCTAAACCCCTAAGGACCCCTTCGGCCTTGTACCGAACACAGCTCCTGCTGAAGGGGTTTTCATACAACGACTGGGAGCCTGAGACCATCTTTGATGTCCACTTGGAGCTCTCCATTTTGGAGCTGCTCCGTCGTGACTCCACCATCGAGATCAGCCGTCAGATCCTTGACGTCTACAAGCACGCACGGTCCGAACAGCACGCTGCCGAGCTGGTCCATCAGCTGAAGGCTATGTACCTCATTGGCTACGAAGAGCAGGAAGCCAGGAGGAAGAAGCTGGAACACGAGAAGTTCGTTAGACTGATGGAAGAGGGTATCGTTATCAGTTCCGTCACCAAGGAAGAGGCCGTCGGCCGCATGGTGAAGATCGACCGGTACACCGGCAAGCGAATTGAGTAATCTATGGCTGGCGGCTCCTTCGCATCTGACCCGTCATTCGATGCTTACAATCAGCAGGTGAACCCTGCGATGGCGTCGTATTTCCAGACGATGGGCCAGCTGGAACGATCCCGCAATCGGTTGATGGAAGTTAGCCAGGGCGTCATAGGGGCAGTTCCTGGGGCAATGCAGATGGCCCAGACGGGCCTTATGCGGGCCCAGTCCGGCATGGCCTACATCGGCGCTGGTGCGTCGGCTTTCCATGGGAACTTCCTGGGAGCCTACAACCGCTACCAGGGCCCGATGACTGGCCAGTATGACTTCATGGGGACCGGCACAGCCATCGCTGGCCTGATGGGCGCTCAGCCCTTCATCCAGGGAAGGTTCCAGTACGAAGGCGCCCACATTGCTCGTGATGTGGCCCTTCAGAACTTCAACATAGCCGCCCAGGATGCGATTCGTACTGGTCTGACCCAGGTCGCTCCTCAAGCCTTGATGATGGGCGGGTTCATGATGGGTGGACCCGCAGGTGCTGCTGTGGCCGGCGTAGGCGCTGGCGCCTCACTGATGGCTCCTCTGGCTTTGCGTCGGTTTGGGATTGACGCCCAGCTTCACAGTGAACGTTTCCGCCGTCAGATTCAGTTGACGGTCGGCGAACGCCTGGGAGATATGGGCGGGGCCAACCGGTTCCGCTTGAGCCGAGACGCTGCTGCCGGAGCCTCAGCTGCTGTCACGGACTACGTGTCCGACGTTCAGCGACAGTACGGATGGTTCGCTCCTGAGGCACGGGAATTTGAGCCGCTGGTTCAGGCTGCGATTGCTACTACTTCCGATAAGGATCTTCCGAAGATTCTTGAATCCGGAGCCAAGGGGCTCAAGGACCGCATTTCCGCGCTTCGCGACGCCGCCGCCGTATTGAACACGAACTTCGAGGAGATCGCCCAGCTCGCGACCGAATTCGGGGAAGACTCCGAGATGGGCGTAGGCGGACGGTTCGACCAGTTCGTCCGAGACATCAATAGGGCTGCCACCAGAGGCCGAGGGCTGAATCGTAGAGCCCTGGCGCAAGCTTCCCTTCAGGCCAGAGATCAGGCTATTTCTCAGGGATTCCAGGGAGAAGCCACTCAACGCGGTCTCATGTCCCTTGCCGCTGATATTCAGGAGCGAGCCAACCGTGGTCTGATCGATCGGGACTACCTGTTTGCCTTTGGTGGACGTACCCAATCTGAGGCAGCGATCAACACTGCCATGGCCACCCAGCAGATGGAACGCGGGATGGCTATGGGACCGTTCGGCATGATGGCCCTGGCACGGATGAGAGGCGGCGGCGGCATCGGGGGCGGCCTTCTTGGTGGCGCTGGTCAACTTGGCCAGGCGTTTGCCCAGGATCCCTTCGGTTTTGCCTTGGCACAGTACAGTCCGCAGAACCTCACGAGGATGGGGCAGGAAGCGCCGTACCAGTTGTTCTCTCGTATGCAGCAAACCTTTGGAGGCGGTCAGTTTGGTCAGTTGGCCTTCCTGAGAACCCTGCAGTCTCAGACAGGGATGAACAACACCCAGGCCATGGCACAGTACCGTCGTATTCGCGGCGAAAGAGCGATGTTGAGCGAGGCCTTTGGTGGACGTACTGGTCTTTCTGAAGATCAGTTGATGAACGCCTATCTCAACGCACGGGGCATGACTCCTGACCTGACGATTGGAGAGTTTGCGGGCGGAGGATTTACGAGTACACAAATCGAAGCCCTCGCCGCCGGAAGCTCTACCGAAGTTCTGACAATGGGGGCGAACAACGTAGGGCCCGGCGTACTTGCCGGCGTACTTACTGATGCCGAGATCGCCAAGTTCTCAACAGCTAAGGCTTCTGCTGCTCAGGAACGAGCAGCCGTAAATTTTGCCAACAGTGTTCCAGGAGGAGTAAAGTTCGCCGAGACAGACACGTTCTTCGATCGAGCTGTGGGCCGTCTTACAGGATTGCTGGGACCGCCCACAGCTCGA